ATATTGGGTAAGGATTCGCCTCAGGTCGTCATCAAGGGTCATATTGTATCGGGATGCAAACCGGATTGCCCTGACTACCCGGTTACTGTCTTCGTTGATCCGGTCATTGGCATCTCCCACACACCGGAGTCGTTTCTCTTTCATATCATCCAGCGTCTGTTGAGATATCAGAAGACCGTGAGGGGTCATGGCGATCGCATTGATCGTAAAGTCACAGGTATTGAGATGTTCAATAACGTTCTCTCCAAAAGTGTCACGTTTTCCATCTTTTCTGAACGTGCTGATCTCGATATCATGCTTCGGTAACGTTACCGTATACACTCGTCCATCCTGACCACTGATTGGAACAGCATCCGGGAAGAGTTCCATGATACGCTGTGGGTGAACTGAAGTAAACATATCCCAGTCATTCGGGTCACCGGGAGCATAATGGAGCATCTGGTATATCCGGGCTGCTACATTCAGTGCGGCACCACCGACAATATAACATTCTCCCTGACGGGACATCCGGTGGAAGGCGAATAATACATTGATCGGGATATATTTGGAAAGTTCATTATAGTTGACATGAAGACCTGATTCAAAATCAGATGGTGAACCATCCGGGATATAAGGTTTGGATTGCTGTAAATCCGATACGATGCGTTCTCGGGTATACCGTAACGCATCAAGGATATCATCGTGCATGATGATATATGTGGTAGTAAAAAGGGAAAAAGGTTATGCTGATGCAGCCTTTTTAGAGAGGAAATCGTAGATACCGGATATGACCTTATTCACTGCATAGGTGATGCCCATATACAGGGTGGAATTGATCGTCATCTCGTTTAAGAACGATGCCTCGGTGACAGCCACTCCGGAAGTCATCATAATGTAACCGGCGACAATACCGATGACTACGGTGACGACGAATTTCGCACCAGATGGCTCTTCACCAGCAGGATATGATCTGAACAGTCCGATCAGTGCATATGCAATAGCACCGATAATTGGAGAAAGCATTACCATGTCCATAAATGACCTTACTGATATATCGAATAAAAAGATATAAAGTTACTGGAAAATGGCAAAGGATTCGGCTACTACCTCACCGCCATTACAGTTTCGTCGCACGGTCCAGTCAGATATGGTATCCGGTACGGATACAATCTTCAGTTTTGCATACGGTCCACTGGATTTAATCGATCCTAATGCCTCTATCGCAGCAATGACGTCAGAGTCGGTTCGATCGGTGATGTTACTGATCCAGTTTCCATACTTATCCTCATAGATGATCTTCAGGGCGAGGGTGTATTCTTCTGGAGGAGTAATGTGGGTGAATGCAACAAATACGGAGTGGGTTTCCGTTACTGACGGCCATGTGATAGTATAAGATCCATCCGGAGCAAGGATCGGGTTTACTATCGGGGTGTTATCAACCGTGATGAAATCAATCTTGTATAAAGCGTCCGGTCTCATTGCAACGATGTAATGCGATCCTTCCTCAATATAATTGGTACCCGGGTTGGTGATTGCCCCTCCTGCTGTCCGACTGGTGATGATAGCGGGTGATGGAGTCTCGGGAACAGGTGAGAATGTGACAATGACCGTCTGGTTAACCATTACTCCGGGGAAGGTAACTACGGATACGGATCCCCGTTCATCCCCATTCACAATCACTGAGCTGGTATAGTATCCGGTCGCCGGGGTGATGATTACGGATACGTCATCTCCAATCATCGGAGTGGCGGGAGACGTAGTGATGACACCATCTCCATTTCGGGTAATAGTAATATCAACCGGGGTGGGCTCCATGAGAGATGATCGATACGCGATCTCTTCATCAACTGCTTCCTGTGTGGGAAGATATCCGGAATGGTGCCATCCACGATTCCTAATCAGCCATGTATATGCGGTTTTTGACAGATTGTAAGTACCGTCAATCTGATTTATTGCAACTTTTACCATAGTAATAAAAAGAGGTGTAATCAGATAAAGATCAGTTAGCGGCCTTTGACAGCACGAAATTCTTTACATGATTCGTTTGTTCGTTTACGACCGGGATGGATGATTGGGGGAGTAGTTCAAAGAATACTTTTACCCCGTGTTTATTCAGGAGGACTTCTTCCCGGGTGCCTTTATCATAGTCTTTCTCTCCTAGATCGGCGAGAGTGACTTCCCGGATGAGTTTCGGGTATGATTTGCACATGGTAGTCAATACTTTCTGCATGTTCGAGTTAGTGAACCCGGATGCCTTCATCATATCATAGGTGGATACCCATCCTCCCATAAACCGGATGGACAATCCGTCCACGCTGATTGTTTCCACGGCAGTGTGTAATGGTTTTGGCTCTTCCAGTAATGGCACATTCGGATTGATGAGGTTCTGAAGCACCTGAACAATGGAATGATCCCACCGGGGTTGCCGGACGATGGGGTTTCGTTCAGAGGCTATCAGTGCAGGAAGTGATTTGTGAACCGGTACTGCTCTTCCGTATTCGGATCCTTTCGGGGTGATCTCCCACACGCCATCACCATGTCGCCTGACATACCCGTGGGCCTCAAGGCGTTTATTCACCTCCTGTGCCCGGAGCGGTGGTTGGAGACGTTCTCCAATCTCAGTAGCGTTCAGCGTCTCGTAAAACTGATGCTCCTGAGGGATGATGGAATACCAGCAACTCAGATCCACTCCGGAATCCACTTCCGCCTTCTTCAGAGCGATGACATGCATCTGTTCCGGACCGATGAAGTGGTCACGGGTCATTGACTTCCCAATCTTAAGCTGTTCATGATAGACGGCTGCGGCGATGTTATGGGCAGTAACGACCGGGCTTGATAACACCACCTGTTCTCCAGAGAGGATATCTCCAATGAACCGGGCAACCCATCGCTGGAACTCAATACAATTGAGCCGAACATGGGGATCCTGAATCTTTGCCACATTGATCATGTGGAAGAAGTGCACGACCCCTTCCCGGTTCAACAGGATCACTTCGTTATTCCGGCGGAGCGGATCGGTTTCTCCCAATAGGTCCATGGTGGACGTCATTGAACAGCCGGGGAAAGTTGACTTAATTCGCTTTACTACTTTTGAGGCATGAGTGGTGGTGATACCAATTGCTTTTCTGATGTCAGCAAGAGGTACCCATTTCGCATCATCGTTATGAGCGAGGAAACGGACTTCTTGTCCGTTAAATACCTCAAGCATCACCATCCTGCCAGTTTGAACGGATTCCATAATATCAGTTAATTGGCAGGTATGGTATATAATTATTTTGTATCAGAACCACGTTTCCAGACTTGACTGGTTCGGTATCCGCTTTGATTCTGCAGGGAACTGTTTCGGGTCAGGGAGATACTTCGTGCGAATTGACGTGATGACATCCCGGCGATCATTGATGTCCATCATTTTCTGCTCAAGGAGAGTGATATCGCTGATAGTGACAAGGGATAACGACAGGAGTTCTGCATAGTTAACATGGTCCCGGATCCCGCGTTCATGCCGACCGAACGCTACCTCATTTGTCATAATGTTCTCCTGTATTCTCCGGTGAATTGATGGCGGTTCGTCGGGATACAGGCTGTCAAGTGCTTGCATCTGGATATGGTACAGATCTTTGGTTATCCTGCGCTGTTCATGCTTACCATTCCCAATCGGGATGACAGATGCCAATTGCAGTTTTCCACGAGCTACTTTGGATGCAGTGTCCATGATCCAACGGCGCTTATCAATGATAGCCTGTCGTCTAGGATCATCGGTACCGTATCTCTTGTAATCAAGGCTGGATATCCATTCGAATACACCTGCTAGTGTTAAACAGGTAATTGAGCGGGATTTAACGTCAGATACCTTGAGAGTATCCGACGATGTAAATACGCTCTTATCAAATTTAACGACATATCCATCGTATAAATCATGGGCGTTGGTAATCTTCTGCTCTGCTTTATTATAGGGGACGTCGAAAATAGCAGATAGATTATACAGTGGAACGTATGTGTCATTTGAGTCATAAATATAACACAGTTCATTATCTCCATCTTTAAATGAAGTCACGGATAATTTATTCATGGGTAATTCCTTACCTTGTCAAAATCAGAAGATTTATCATAGAAAAGATACAACAGTATAGTGTATCTTTTCTACGTGTAAGATGTTGGACGTCTCCAAACATATCAACATCTTCCCATTTCAAACAAGTATATACCTGTTTGCGTTTTGAGTATATATCCGTTATCATTTCGAAATATTTATCTTATATGCCGTTCAATGTAGTATGTTGACCGTGTATCCGTCAGGAGAATAACGGTACGTGCCTCACTTTACAGGTTGGTGATCGCACTGATAGAAAACCTGTACCAATATCATGTCTGCTCGCACCAGCATGATATCATTCCCCAGTGCTAGGGGTTCGCAATATAGGCAAACAAAAGGTTGCGACAGGGGTTTGACTCACATCCTGCATACGAATACATGAGTTAACCTTCATACCACGTGCCCTGTGAAGGCGAGTGCTCGAAACCTCGATAATCAAGACGATGTCTATATCGATAAATATGATAGTCCGGTCGTATACTTAATATGGCTATGTGAGGTATGTACAACCTCATGACTTGCATTCTCAAGTCAAGATGGGTATGGCTGATGCATATCAGATATTCGGGCGATCTGATCCATTGTTCGTATTGACGGTTCGAATCCGTCATCCCATTGTTGTCTGTTTTGATGGTAGCCGGTCCGGAACGATATCCGGATCGGGATTATATCGTTGATACGTTGATTGACGCCATGTGTGATATCGGGCCGGAGAGAATACTTTCCGGAGATACTGGTGATGTATGCATGGTTGTCGGAGAGGTTATCGGCCCTACAGGAATGTATACCCGGTATTATCCAGAACAGAAGTATGGAAACGGTGCGGTATTGCGTCGGGATCTCTCCATGATTCAACAGTCGTCACACATGCTCGTATTTGACCCTGATTCCCCGGATGTGAAAGATATCATGTATTACGCCGATCGGTATCATTTATCTATTATCGAAGCATAATTATTTTGTATGATAACACGGCCGATGCTTGCTGATACAGCAGTCATAGAAAAGATTGCATTCCCGGTGCTTGCCAGTCCGAAGCTGGATGGGATCCGGTGTCTGGTAATTGACGGGAAATGTGTATCCCGGAATTTCAAACCGATTGCGAACCACCATATCAGGAATCAGATAGAGGCTCACCTTCCCTCCGGGGTCGATGGCGAAATTATCGCCGGGGTTACCTTTCAGGACACGTCATCATCGGTAGCAAGCAGGGACGGTTCACCGGACTTCATCTACTACGTATTTGATTACGTATCCACATCATTACACGAACCATATCAGGAGAGAATGCGGTTACTTGAACAGTTACCACTGGATCACGTGCCATATGTCGTGAAGGTGTTACCTGATCGTATCAATACCTATGATGAACTCTTGCAGTATGAAGACAAGTGTCTGAATTCCGGATACGAAGGGGTAATGATCCGCTCTCTCGCGGGACCATATAAATGCGGTAGGTCTACAGTGAAGGAAGGGTATCTGTTGAAGATCAAACGGTTTACTGATGCAGAAGCCGTGGTGATCGGAATGGAAGAGCAGATGCATAACCAGAATGAGTTGGAACAGGACGCGTTCGGGTATGCAAAGCGGGCATCCTGTAAAGATGGAAAGGTTCCTGCCGGGACGTTAGGGAATCTACTGGTACGGGATGTTGTAACCGGAGTGGAATTTTCCATAGGGACTGGGTTTGATGCCGCACTGAGAAAACAGATTTGGGAGAACCAGTATACCTATGTCGGGAAGTTGGTCAAATACAAATCGCAGAAATCAGGAGAGAAAGATCTCCCCCGGTTCCCGGTATTTTTAGGATTCAGGGATATAAACGATATGGATGCATCATGACTAAAACTGGATTTGAAGAATGGGGCACGAACATCGGTATTGCTTATTTTAACGGAGTATATGCCAACCAGCGGTTTAAAAAGGCTGCTGATGGTGCGGTTGATATGTGCGACAGTCGTACTTTATTTGGGAAACCTCCGGCAACGGTAGAAACGATGGGGTTCGATGTAATAGCGGAAGAGGATGGTTGGGTATATATCTTCAATCCGAACGTGGAATCAATAATAAAAGATGTAATGGAAGATTAACTCACTTCCATGACTGGTATGGGGTCACAACCCGTTCATCCCCATTACAATCCTTTTCTACTTCCCATGAAGTAATATTGTCCGGGATCTCAACGATCTTTAGCACATTCAGGGAGCCTGATGCAGTCGGAAGAGTAAGTGTTTCCAGACAAGTGATGAGATCTCCGTCGGATCGGTCAGTTACATTCATGTACCACGATCCACCGGTATCAGACCAGAGAAGTTTGGTTACCCGGGATGCAGGGATTTCCAGCTGATTGATCGGTCTGAATAAGATCTCAATTCTTGCATCAGCGGTCAGTCCGGTGAATGTGTGAGTATAGGTGTCATCGGCTTCAAGAGCGGATATATCAACCGGAGTTCCATTGATTTTAATTGAGTCATAGGTGAACCCGGTGAACGGAGTTGCCGTTACCGTAAGATCCACATCAGTGACGGTTCTACCGGTATGAGAGACATTCCCACCGATAGAGTGGTAGACATCAATCGCATACTCTCCGGCTGACTGAGTCGGCTTGGTATCGTATACTACATGGATGATATGGTTATCAGACATGGATGATAACGTGACAGATGATAACCCGGATCCCCCATCGTACCCATCGATGATGATGTTTTTTGCATAGTTCCCGGTAGTGGGTGCAAGATCATAGATTACTGAGCTGCCGATAGTGAGCGGAACTACCGTGCCTCTCCGGGTAATGGTTCCACCGGTTGAAGCCGATGCTGTTACGGTGAGGAGGATGACATCATCATTGGCATTTACCACGGAGTTAATCTGTGTACCTTCCTTGTATACATCAAATAGACCGATGTAACGCCATCCACGGTTTTGAATGAGCCAGTTGTATGCTGCACGGGAGAGCATAAAGTTGGCCGAAGTCGTGTTGACCGCAATCTTCGTCATGACCATAACTATGACGCGAGTATATAAAAAAGAGGGTTAATTGATGATATTCGACTGCCAGTATTCCAGCGTATCTACATTCATTACCGTGATCTTCCCGTTGCAGAATCCTCCCGTATCCATTGCCACAACATTATTCTGAATCACTGGTTGCATGTATTTAAGATCATTTCTCAGATATTGTGCCGTAGTATGGCCGACGAACACCCGGTCATATTTGGGGAATTTCCGGGTGTATCCCGGTCGGGTGTATTTATATACCATACTCCGATCCCACATCATGTCTTCCCAGTCTTGCTTATCCAGAGGCGTTCGCTCTTTTATCCCTCCATGCACAAATACCATATTGTTGTAGACATAATACGGATATGCGGATTGAATGAAGAGTTTATGATGCTCCGGGACGTTCCGGTAATCAAAATCATATGACGCCATGGTGTTATACCCGCCCTGACATACCCATGACGGGAGTTCAAACCCGTTTCGGATCCATCCGGAAAACCATCCGGGTGAGTCTGTCACTCCGGTATCATTTGTGCTGCAGTCATGGTTTCCTTTAATAAGGATACAGTCCGGGAGACTGGATAAATATTCTATCACCCCGGAGGATTCATACCCGCCGTCTACGATATCTCCTAATGAAATAATGGTATCCTGATCCGGTTGAAATGGGGAACGGGATATCGCCTGTTTTAACTGGACGAGATGTCCGTGGATATCGCCAACGCAGTAAACCGTCATATGATTGATGTCCGGCTGGATTGAATGTAGGAGAAATGGGTTAATGCCCGTTTCAACCGGTCCACTAACTCCTGTTTATCCCCATTGTTCTCGATGACATAATCGCATGGGAAGCAGCTGAATGTGGTTGCATCTCGGTTTACCCGGTCAATGCCGGCACGCTCGATGCGAATGGCCCGATCCGTCTTCACATACAGGATGAATGCATCCGGAAAGCGGTCTTTCAGCGTGAATGCGCCGGCAGTCTCTGTGATGATAACCCAGCTCTCATGGATATAGTCATCACTTAACGTCCAGTACCGGTTATAATTAAAAATAATCTCTTCAAATATTCTCCCGTGTGCATTCTGCTCAAGATAATCCTGTTCAGTTGAAAAGATATATGCATCAGCAGGCTCACCTTCCCTCCGGGGGCGAGTGGTCCGGGAGATGATGATATGCCAATCAGGCACTTGTTTAAATAAAGAAAGGATAGTGTCTTTTCCGGAACCCGATTCACCAACGATGATGATCTTCATCCAGAATGTTTTGTTATCGTGATGGAAATATCTTTCGATATCTGAATGGTTGTCGGAGCATTGGGTTCATGAGTGTGAATATAATCATCAATTCCATCAAAGTGAGGTTTCTTCGGTTGAATCGTCAATGGGTTCGGTTTATCCACACAGGTTCCATCCACATAAGTCGCTGTATCTGTTACCCCGAGATGCCGAGGACCGTCATTCAGATAGATCCACCGTTCGATAGTAAACCGCCCTTCATTGGCAAAATGCATTACCTTCTCCAGTTCACTTTTTGTGATGTTGTGAACACATGTGATGTCATGTGGGTTCCCAAACATACGTAGGATGATACCCGAGTTTCCCATTCTGCATGAAAAGGGGAATCCTTTATCAGGGTGAGGGGTATCATCACTTCCATTAAAATGATAACATTGGTCTCCGGCCCATCGACACGGTCGTTTACATCGCTCTTCAACTGGTAGTATACCTGTAATCATATTAACTGCTCCGTTTCTTTCTTCATTTCGTCAAGCATTACAACAATACGGCGAAGAATATCTCTCCGCTCTTCAATCGTCATGGCATCATTTACGGCAAACATCCGAATAGTCATCATTGACCGGCGCTGCTCCGCAATGACGCTCTGCAACGTGTTCTGATAATGATCTGTCATTGTGGCACCGGTTTCATCACCGTATGGGATGGGCAGGTTTCTGACCCGCATGTATACGGATGACCCTGATACAGAATGTTTAGTTCATACTTTGATGCATCAACTTCCTGCCTGCGTTTACACACCGGGCATTCAAGTGTTACCGTTCCGTGGTCCATGCTATCTAATAGGGATTGCACAAATATATACGTTTCGGAGTGGATGAATATACATGGAATATATTACTCACCCGATGATCCGGCCGGGAACCGTAGGAAGACGTGAGTATCAGGTGACAATTGCAGAGTCTGCGAAAAACCGCTCTACGCTCGTAGTTTTACCAACAGGGTTAGGTAAGACCCCAGTCTCATTATTAGTGATGGCTCATCGGTTACAATATGGGAAGATACTCATGATGGCACCGACAAAACCGTTGGTGTCTCAGCATGAAGTATATTTCCGAAAGCATCTATTACTGGATACTGATCAGGTGAACCTGCTTACCGGTACAATTCCGGTGAAGAAGAGGAAAGGTATATGGGATGCATCCCGGGTGGTATTGGCAACCCCTCAGACCATTCAGAATGATCTAAATAATCAGGTATACTCATTGAAGGATTTCTCCCTTATCGTATTTGATGAGTGTCACCGGGGAGTCGGGGATTACGCGTACCGGTTTGTATCAGAGATATACATGCAACAGAATCCGGATGGACAGATGCTGGCATTAACCGCCTCTCCCGGAGGGGATAAATCAAAGATCGATCAGATTAAGAAGAATTTTGATATTGCTCATGTGGAATCACGATCTGAAACCGATCCGGATGTATCACCCTATCTGCATAAAAAAGAGATGGAGATTGTACGATTTACATTACCGGATGATCTCCGACTGACCAGTACACTATTCTCGCAAATATTGCAGAACCGGTTCAGTATTTTGAAAACCTATGGGTTTAATTTGCCCAATGTCATTAACCCGCCGATGAAAGTATTAAACGGGGTGAAGATGGCGATCGATGGGATGATCCAAAGCGATGATCCGGAGATGAAATCTATCGGGTATCAGGCAGTGAGTTATCATGCAGAGATCATGAAAGTAAGACATGGGGTAGGATTATGCGAGTGTCAGGGAACGATTGCATTACAGCGATATCTCTATAAAATCAAAACCGGAGCATCAAAAGCCGATGTGCGATTAGCAAACTCTCCTGAATTTAAAGAGATTATGGCAATGGCAGAAACATGGGTGGATGAACAGCATCCAAAGATCACTCATCTTCCGGCCATGGTGAAACGGGAACTTGATGAGAATCCGGATTCCCGGATTTTAATCTTTGCCTCCCTCCGGGACACGGTATCCAATATCGTGAGCATGTTGAAGAAAGAAGGGGTATCAGTGGTCCGGTTTGTTGGTCAGGCAAGCAAGTCAGATGATGAGGGCCTGTCTCAAAAGAAACAGATTGAAACGGTGAAGAAGTTCGCTGATGGGGAGTATCAGGTGATGGTGGCAACATCAGTAGCTGAGGAAGGGTTGGATATCCCATCAGTGGATCTGATCATCTTTTATGAGCCGGTGCCATCGGAAGTCAGGAGCATCCAGCGACGGGGGAGAACCGGTCGGTTTGGGAATGGAAGAGTCATTACGATGGTTACTACTGATACCGTGGATGATGTCTATCTTGCAGTGGCAACCAAAAAAGAAGAGAAGATGAAGGATCGGGTAGCGGAGATGCGAAAGCGGGCACCGATATCTATCATCGACTATTAACTTTTTCCAGCAATAGCATAGCGAGAACATGGGCTCTCGTCGAAATGGTAACCGGTTTTTGCTGAATAATGATATCCATACCGGGACAGGTGGTTGATATCAGTTTTAGATCTTCAGCCGGGATATACGTGCCTTTTTCCAGTCCTAATAATTCAGCGAGCCTATCCGCTTGAATTCGAATTATTTTATCTGCATCACTCATACTATCATATCTGTTTCTGAACCGTGATAAGAATAGGTTGGATAATCCGTGGATTTACCCGGTTTTGGTTTTATCGGTACCCTACCGATCCCGGTTTTCCTTCCGGGGAGTTTTCTGAGGGTTCAACCTCCTTTAAATCCCTATGCCACGGACACAGGACAAGCCGGTATATGGGGGTGAACCATACTCCCGGTGTGATAATTAGAAACGAGTACGAGTCGTTCCCGCTCGATGTGTTTTGGAGACACATGCATGAGTGATTTAACGTCAACCCGCCGGTTATTACCCGGCCAATAAGATACGAAGGGGGTGAGCCTTCAGATATCTTCAGATACCCATCATCGGATCACATGATGAGTAAGTCACGGATCAGTTATTACGACGCACCGTGTGGCATCGATGGACATCCATCCAATGGGTGCAGTTCTCGAACTAGATCACTGCCAACCGAGATAGAGCCTTCTTTTGGGAGAATGCCTCTCTAAAACCCCCTGTACGTTCCGGGATTGAACTTCCTGTTTTTTTGGATAAACAATCTAAATCCTCTGGTTTCCGTGGACCAGTAACAGTCATCCATACAGATGACGGGTGTGCATTCAGACACCTCCGGAATGTTTGTATTGCAACCGATGATGCACGTATCGAATTGCAATCTCCAGATCCTCTTTCAGTCAACCTGTTGTGCGGTATCTGACAACCAAGTTCGGTATTCGAACCCTACCCACCGAGCATTTATATGGGAAACTTGGTTTACCGGTTGAGCCACCCATGCATTGGTGGGTTTACAACCATTGTAGTTACTCCAATTAAGGGGCTGACTCTTCGCCCGATGTGGTAAGTCTTGGGGGTTTACGATCCCGCCACTGAGTAACTATCCCCATTTCTGGGAAAACCGATCTGGGAGTCGAACCCATGTCCGGCCGTTGTCGGCCTGTGTTCCGAACACTCTATCGGTCCAGTTGCATCGGTAGATCTTTGCCGATATCTACAACCATATCAGTTTTCTATGGTAACGCCCATCAAAACTGCAAAGAGGTCGGCATTTTGTATCCGTTTCAAATGATTCACGTTCAATCAACTGAATCGTAGGGTCTTCACCAATGCTCAAGACCCAGTAGGCCCGGAGGGATTTGAACCCCTATCTCCTGACTACGTCAGGCGTGTTTTGCATTACACCACGGGCCTTACGCTTATCGGAAGAAGATTTTCATCTTCTTACGCCCCATACCCTATCGACAATCCTAGAAGGGGTCACCGGATTGACCGATCCAGCAGCATTCAATCTGCTGAAATAACACCGGAGCGACTTGAACGCTCGATGCCCTTCGGCGCCAGATCTTAAGTCTGGTGGACTAGCCATCTGTCCGACGGTGTTAAGTTGGCCGTCTTTCCGGCCTGCCAATACATCTAATTTACTTGCCTAACTACCTATCGAATTTGTAATACTCTATAGGCAGCGAACCTCACCACCTAGTGAGTTACTACACTACTATGTTGTATTTATTTTGTTATAAACATTTCCATCTGATTCCCGTGCTGGTCCCATCCGGGCCGTTTACATCGAGAAAACATCTCAATACGGGGGATGTCGCCGTATAAGTGTTCGAGGCGCTGATAGACCTCCTCTGGTTTTCGGGAGTGTTGACGACGGGGACTGATGATGGGTTGCCTGATTGCGTAATTTACTCGCTTGATTCCCTTCCCCTTGATACCAAGTAACACCATCTCCCCATTGCTCCGGACATGATTCCCCATCCCCATGAAATCTCCCCGGGTGGTGCACATCCCGTCATCACCCATCACAGTCTCAAGCATTACGGATGTTTCGGGATGGATCGGGTTTGTATTCGTCTTGATCCAGAGGAACGGAGTTGTCTTATAGGTAAATCCCCAGTATTCGAGTAACGCACCGGCTACAAGTAACATCGGGCCGGTTGTCCACATATACATTACCGAATCAGGTGCAGATATAGAATCGATATACGGTTTCATATCCTGTAATTCGGATATTGACATACATGGATACTTGAATTCAGCTCCTCGTTTGCCAGCCGACGCTTTATCAGTATATTGCCATGGTGGATCCGTTAAGATAAGCGAATACATAATCATTATCTGTCAATACCCCAATATAATAGCATGGTTTCCATAGACAATGGAACAGTCGGATCAGTATGTCATAACTTTACTGCAGCATACTTCGACTATTTGTATTTGAAGTATCCGAAAAAGAAAGAGACGTTTTGCCAAATCCCTGTTTTCGACGGAATTGATGTATGCTATAATGATATCAGCATCATTGTAAAGACCGGGTGGTTTAAGAAAGAGAGTGTGTCCATCTGGCATGATTACCGGTGGGAAGATGATGTTGATGACTGTGTGAAGATCCGGGTGATTAACCGGATTATGGAAGAAACAAATCTATACAAAGGTAAATACAAAGAGCTGAAAGATGAGAATGATCTCGCGTATGACCAGCGAAAGGAACGGTTGAAGGATCTCCGGAAATCATTGAAGAGTCGCTGGTGCAGATGAACCCGACATCATTGGAATACTGGTATCCGAATATCCGGTTATCTACCCCGGTTATTCCCCAACCGGAGACGATCGTCATCCCATTTTCCCATAAAGAATGCATGACGTTTCTCTCCGAAGAGAGTCATAAAGTCGATAAAAAGATCTCCCAGATCCGGCAGGCGTGTGCGGATATGGGGTATCCATGTTTCATGCGGACGTCATATTACTCAGCGAAGTTTGACGGGGTGTGTATCATTAATACTGATGCGGAACTCTATCAAAACCTGCATCAGTTGATCATGAGTTCATATGAGGAAGATAAACCGGTTGAAGAGATATGCATACGCGAATTTATCCAGTCAGACGGAACCCATCGGTTATTGAATGGGCTCCCTATCGGTACTGAGCGGAGATACTTTATCATTGATGGGGTAGTTGACAACGGCTCCCCCTATTGGACCCGGCTCGCGGTAGATAATAATCACATCCCGGATGATTACATTGAACAGATCAGTCAGATATCAGATAGTGATAGCGATCTGCTCCGGGGTTATTGCAATACCGTTTACAATGTACTCCGGTATCGATGGGGTATGGTAGATTTAGACCTGTCTGTTGATTTTATGAGAGATATCAACGGGAAATGGTGGCTCATCGACATGGGAGAAGCATACAAGTCATGGGTACCGCAATAATTAAATATATTGCAGCTGAATTAATTTGTAGTAAAATGGACAAGGCCGGTGCTATACAACAGTTTATGCAGGATATGAATCGGGCCGGAATAAAGACCCGGATCATTTATCCTGACGCTCTACCCGGTGTAATGGTAACGAAGTTGATATCGGAGAGCGATATTAGAAAAGCAACCCGACTACCGGTTGAGACAAAAGTCAGCCGGGGAGAAATGTATTGTGTTCTGGACGTAACATGTCAAAAGACGATTTAGGCGACCGGATGAAATGGTATGAGTCAGCGACCACTTGTCACAAATTCATGCCATATCTCCCCGTGATTGTAAGGCTCGATGGAAAATCATTTCACACGTATACGAAGTCATTTGACCGGCCGTTTGATGCCACTTTTGCCATTGCAATGAAAATGACTGCATCGTATCTTGCGCATGAGACGCAGGCGGTTATTGCATATACCCAGTCTGATGAGATCACCTTGGTGTTATATTCTGATAATATCGAGTCGCCAATCTACTTTGATGGAAAACACCACAAGATCATATCATCATTATCATCCATGGCTACTGCCTATTTCAACAATTGTATGGGTGACTACAATGTGGATAAAGGGCGACCGGCGTTTGGGATATTTGATTGCCGGGCATTTCAGGTTCCTACAAAAACCGAAGCGGTTAATGCATTAATCTGGAGAGGAAACGATGCATTGAAGAACTCGGTGCAGATGCTAGCGAGATCCCTATACCGGCACCGGGATCTTGAGGGGAAGAAGATGCCTCAGTTGCATGATATGATCATTGCGGCAGGATCCAACTGGAATGATTTACCAAGGCAGTATAAACAGGGTGTGTATATCAAAAAGGCCATGAAGCAACTGGATGGCCGGGTAAAGTGGGTGTATGAGATCGTTGACAACTTCCCGGACCGGTTATATGCATTGGAGAATGCAGTTGATGTCATATTTGATGGAGCACCGATGATATTCAAAGGAGCGGACAATGAGTGAATATGCCTTGACTCCGGCTGAAATGCATGAATATATCGACAAGGCAGAGAAGAACGGGGTGAAGGCGTTCATTATATCCACAGCCGTTGATGGGGAAGCATTATCCCCATCAAAAAAGAGGCCATGGTATAAGATCCCACTCACCGTATCCGGATATATTTTCAAGACAGATAACCTGCTCAATATCTTCGGATTCAATGAAAAGGCTACCATCCCGGCAGCAATGATCATGGTAAGGGACTTGTCCCTACTCAGTCAGGATACGCTAAAAGGTATGGGACTTGAATGAGTTTTTTGAATAAAACTTGTATTTTTTGCGGGGATCGATTCCATTATGATTGGGGTTGTTGCGGGTATGTTGAATATCATGAAGACGGATATTGTTCTGAAAATTGCAAGATATTACATACTGATCCGTATGGTATGATCCGGATATTTGTACAAGATCTCACTCCTGAACAAACGGTAATGTCAGAAAAGATTGTTAATAATCCTATTCTTGCAGAATCATTATCCGGGAAAATAAAAGAGTATTTAGAGAATCTGTGATTCTATCGTATCATGACCCGGAATGAAGATATCAGCACATAACACACCCTTTTTACCTTTATTGCAACGTTTTACCGTTGCCGTGCCGATCTCAACCCCGTCTTTTGTTACCGGGACCGTGAGACCGACTAATGATTCGAGTGCTTCTTCCGTATACTTAATCATTGTGCTTCAGTAGATATTCCGGACTTACCACTTTGAAGGAGAGTCGTCCTACGGCGATATCATACATCTCCTCATGAGGGCGGATCACAATACCTTCCCGCTTCACTTTCGGATTCAGTTCTGACACTCCATTGGATAGGGATACCAGTGAATCGATGTCATTGGTAAGGGTAAACTCTTTACTGATGATGGGGACCATGTGGTAGTGATTCGTGATGCAGAAATACTCCACATTGGAAGTGATGAAATACGCCTGATTGGTGATATCAAATATGTTGAACAGATAGATATCCCGTTTTTCGAGTTTGTATCGGTTCTCTGCAATACCGGGGCCGATTAACTCTCCCTGTAAGGCGAGTTCAATACCTGACATCTCATATATGCCCCGGAGCACCTGCTCATAATTCTTATCCCGGACCGCTTGCCAGATGGCGTTGTTTTCATCTTCAATCAGATCAAGGTTCCGGGAGCAAGCACCGAATACCCCATCCCGGAGATAAATGGTAACGCTGGTCCCGTCAAGCTTCTCAGTGATGATACAGGGTAGTCCGACGTGCCGGTTCAGCATATCCTGTAGGTTCTGTACCCGGGTCTCATCGGTTTTAGGTATCGATGACGGGAAATGTCCTCTGGCTACCCCATCAAGACAGGTGGGTACCGGTGGATCATACTTCGTCACTCCGATGAGATCCGTCACATCAGAATCAATCGGAAGGTTTTCCATGTTGAACACTGATGCAGGCATGCATAACCCCTGACTGATGATGCCCCGGAGTCTCTGGGTACGAATGCGATACTGATACCGTGCACAGAACTCAAATACCGGGTTACCGGGTGGGAGAAGTGAGTCGATCTCAAAATACACACACTTATCACCGGGTTTGAATTCGTCGCGACCGGTGATACAATGCCATCCTAATACCGTTACGATATCAAGTCGATCAGCGTCCGGATGATGTTCCACGGAGATGATCTCTTGCACAGATGCAAGTTTTCTCATATACTAAGTATTGTAAAAAAGAGTATTAATTTATTGTGCTTTGAAATTATATACCGGTTTGATGATTGACTGTATTTCGACAGTATCCCCGATATATTTCAAAATATCTTCCATTGGTTTGTAGACCATAGGAGATTCATCGATGGTTCCGGGAAATACGGATGAAGAGTATATTCCCTGCATACTTTGTCGGAAGGTTTCGAAATCAAGAATACGTTTTGCTTCTCTCCTTCCCATGATCCGACCAGCTCCATGCGGAGCTGAGTAGTTCCAGTCCGGGTTCCCTTTACCAACTGCAATGATACTCCCGTCCCGCATATTCATCGGGATGGTTACCATTTCCCCTTCTTGTGCAGAAATTGCTCCTTTTCGAAGGGTCATCGTGGCGGGATCAATGTAATTATGTACTGTTTGGAACCAGTCGTAAGTACTTCCAGTCAGTTCAGGAGTATTCCGGATGATCTCTTCGGCGATGATATTCCGGTTCAATGCAGCGTAGCGTGACATGATAGTCATATCATGCAGGTAGTCGTGGAATGATTGGCTCTCCCGGTGTAAGTATGCCAGATCTTCAACTAATCGAGGCATGGCATCCAACTGTGATTGGATAAGATCCGGAGTACCGTTCTCTTTATTTGTCCGGATGATTTCGGCCCGCATTACGTCGGTGTTTTTGCGGCATTCGTCGATAGCAAGTTTCTGATAATATTCAGCAACCTGTTTCCCAATGTTCCGGGATCCAGAGTGAATAAGCAAGTATTTCACTCCTAATTCGTTTTCCTCGATGGAAATGAAATGATTCCCTCCTCCGAGCGTTCCTAATTGATATCTTGCAGAATCAATCGGTTTGGTGAGTTTTTCAGCACACCGGAGTTCGGTGAGATCCACATTATCGGCCCGGGAGTGAACGGTTTTCCGACTATAAAATCCGGATGGGATTGAGCGTTTAATCTGATGATCCAGTCGGGGGAGATCAATCTCTACTTCCCCAAGACAGGTGCATAAAATGCCGCAGGATATGTCAACTCCTACCAGATTCGGTACAACCCGGTCAGTAATGGTCATGGTTGTGCCAATCGTGCATCCATTCCCCGGGTGCACATCGGGCATGATCTTGATGGCACTCCCCTCCGATGCAACATTATTACATAAATCAGTAATCTGTGCTATTGCATCATCTTCTACCTGATCCGTAAAGATATCCGCATTTGCGTATTTACCAGTGATCGATATCATTTACTGATAGTATGATGAGAAAAGAGATAAAGGTTTTCAATACGTCACGGGTAGGGATTGAACCTACGATCCATTTCTGGACACACCGTTTCCAACGGTGCTGCATACCACTTGCATACCGTGACATGCGAGATATCGGGAACGGGATTTGAACCCGTGTCAGAGGATCACTCCATGATAGGCCCAACTACACTACCCCGATTAAGGCAAGGGTAATTACTCCTTTGCCGCCCACCACCTCACCATTCGTACGCAATGGATCGCCGATGGAAGAGCCAGCGGTGAGGATTGAACTCACGATCTCCTGTTATCTTGCATTGCTGATACAAGACAGGTGCCTTTGCCACTAGGCTACACTGGCTGAAAATGAGGGTTTAACACCCTCCGGAACCATCACATCCGCATGAATCACAGCCACATGAATGTGTTCCACAGTCACTGGCTCCAAGACTGGCGGTTCCAATGTAACCCATATCCGGAACTGATGATTCTGCAAGTTTACGCTTTCGCTTTTCTGCTTCTGTTAGCATTTCTTTTCACCTACGGGACGGTGAGAAGAGGATTTGAACCTCTGGAATCTTTCAATCCGCTGGTTTTCAAGACCAGTGTAATCGACCACTCTACCATCTCACCACAGGGAATCCTTCAGAGGTTGCAACCTCGTCAGGCTGTCCTGATGCCACAACTCCGGCCGACCATGGAGGTAGTTTCCATCAGGTAAAACTACAAAATATACGTTGTTTGAGTAATTATATAAATGTTTCCATCAGATTCCCCTTTCGTTCGTTACACTCCTTGCACATGGTCTGATAATTGTCTATGGTGTCTTTCCCCCCTTTGGATTTAGGAACGATATGATCTTTTGTGATCATTCTCTCCTGACCGGATTCATCAATGGCATAGAGGTTGAAATGGAACCGGATATCGGGGGAAGTGCGTTCCAGATAGAAATGCGTCCCTGTCAGACCGCATGCAACGCAGGAGCACCCGTTCACTTTAAAACATTTATACCGATCAGATGCCATATTCACCATATTACCATCGAAATCCACCATGCCGAATTTATCAGCGGTCTTCTTATCCATATCAAGGATCACTTTGGATAATACCTCTTCAGCGGGATACGGTTTCGGAAACCGTTCATACCGACTGGTATCTTTTAGCAGCTTCCCCGCCTGAATCATATCCGGAGTGATGAATTCAATATCCGCAAGAGCGTATGCTCTTCCTCGCTTGGTGATGGATGTTTCCCCGGACTTAAGGCGTTCATCAATTAACACCCAGTATGTCGATGATGACTGTTTGGCGTTGTAGAGATACGGGTTTCCGAATTGCTTTTTTCGAAGAGCATGGGTTTTGCATAACCCATTGTACTCAACTTTGGTGACGGGTTTCCCACAAATCCGGCATTTATTCTTCATATTTAAACACCTTATCTTGGCATTGCTGACAGAGTCCTGATAATGTGAACTCTGTTTTGGATAGTTCATCAGTAAATGATTTGGTATCTACAGGCTTTTTACACATCGGACAAATATATTCAGATCTTAATCCTGTGCATTTTGGAAATAACATATCTACCGGACGCATGATATTTAATTTGTAGTAAAAAGAGATAAAGGTTATCGTCCAATAGAGACGATAAACTGGCTTTCCATCTCATGGAGTGATATAGGGGTGGATACGGGGAGATCTATGGTTTGCATACGACCAGTCCCCTCTATTTTAAGTACTGATATGATTTTATCTTTATCATAATGGTAGATTATCAGCTTTTTAATGAATTCCCGGGAATTGATCTCTTCCTGATATTTTGCTCCGGGGGATGTAATTATGATGGTAACTACACCAGCGTTGATTCTCGCTTCAATTGTGACGTATTCTCCTTCACAGGATACGTATTTCGCATATAACGGGGTGGTTTTATTATCGTCCGGGACAAGTTTCTTATCAAGACCGTCGGTGTATGAGGTATACGGATGATATTCATCTGTTTCTTGAGACTCTTTCTTTATAATAAACATATCACACCTTCAAAAGATATCAGAACTAATTTTGTTCTGATAGTTCACCTATAGACACGAAAAACATATTTTCACTCTCCGATAGTTCAAGACCGGTAGCAGGGTTGATTCTGATAATTCTAGTAGCGTGTTTAACATCCTGACAAGATACCCAGACCCCTTGGGTATAATGATAGATGCATACCTGTTCAATGTTAGTTTGCTGAGAGGTGATCTCACATTCTTGATGTTTCCCCGACTCCAAACTCTTTTTGATGAGTATAACGGTTTTATTGATTGAATGGGTGATTTCTATGTCAACAAAACCGGATGCATTGGATAAATCAGGACGGTGTTTCCCGTGGTGCACAGTACAATCTTTCAATATGGCTAACATGGTATCTCTCACTAATAGGTGTTCATCAGCATGGTCTTCTTGGTGATCCAATAGAAGTGCTCACATAGTCCACAATCTTTACACCAACCGGAGTCTGCTGTCCCGCAGAGGTGGATCATTTTATTGTTCCCGGTGATATATGATCCTACGAACGCTTTAAGCAGTTCCGGGGTAGGGCACCAGTACGAATTGATATGCCGGACTTTCCAGACATATGCCGGTTGATCGGCCTCTAATAGGGAAGCATACTCTTCCGTAAGATAGGCATGTCCGTCGGATCTGATATATGTTCCGGGAGGATGGTGGTCATAATATGCCATTGGGGTGAGCACCACCGGGACGTTCCAACGTTTTGTAAAAACATCCATAAAAAAGGCAGGTTTACTCATATTCGTAACAGATACCCTGACGCGAATGAACATCAGGTTCGGAATCAGTTTCCTATGAGCGATCAGTCCTTTATCCAGATCCCACACTTCTTCTTCCTGTGGGTTGATAGTCAATACTACCGGACCGGGGAAATCAAGGTTCTGAATACTGGTATTGAAAAACACCTCTTTATACCGGTTTGCGATTGTCAATACCAGATCTTTCTGGATATTAGAGTCATGACCGCAGTTCATCCGAACAATACCATTCCCCACGTCGGCAGGATCCGGAATATTTGGCTCATTAATATCACAGTAAAATGCACCGGGGCGGTTATAGAAACATTGATTGCACCAATTTTTACATAGTCCGGCCTGAGGGCGGCAGTCCCATATCGAGGTACCCTCAAGTTTTGGATTTTTCACATATCCCATAGAGTATTATTTTGTATAAACATGTATAAATCTTCCGGATACTGAAGAATACATATGGGATTACGTCCAAAACAGAGTATATATGTCACTTTAGGTAACCAGATCCGGTTTGGATCTATCTATCTTGCAGGTACTGAGTATTCAGATTATATTTATGAATTCAACAGCGTCTTATTTCGAATTCCATTCACTACCTACGCATTCATGTGGTACGATAAGCGATATCGGGGCGGTGGGCGACCGGCAAGTGAAACCTATAGACGGGGACTGGTAGAGGAGATCCGGAGAAATACAAACCTGTTTCCGGTGATGCATGAATGTGCTGGTGATGATAACCGATTCACCGTCAAGGCGCTCGTTACCGATGAAGACTGGAATGCGGCACCAGATGGAGTCTCATGGGGTGGGTTTAAATCCATCACGAACCGGTCTGCAAGTACGTTCGAACATGTCTGGCACCTCTATTCGACCTACGGTATCACTGATTACTGGAGCACTCCGGATGACGGGGAGTCGTATACCGTGCATGTCGGGTTCTCTCCCCGGAACAATAAATGGTATGGATGGAGTCACCGGGCAATACGCGGGTTTACCATCGGTGACAAATTCCCGGAGTGTAGTTACTTCGATCCGAAATCAGGGGATTGTGATATCCGTGGAAACTGCTCAAAATATGCAAAGAACCAATGCGTAAAAGACGTAATATCGAAAGATGGCATCATCCTGACCATGAATCAGGCACGGTTGGCAGCTGAGGTATTTGCCGACCCCGTGGCATAACCTTTATCTCTTTTCTTACCGATATATTTTGTATGGCGATATGGTCAGACCACGATATCGATCTGCTCACGCGGTTGTATTGCTATACCGCAATGAACGCATCGGAAATCGGAAAGATTCTGAACCGGTCACCCGGAGCGGTAAGAATGAAGATATCGACGACCGGGCTCGGGAATAAACGGTTTGCATAACCGTCACGATTCTTCGCAGCAGGAAGCCCACTACTTTAGTGGTGGGAGGAATGCTGCATAAGTATTATATATATTGAACACTAATATCAATATATGCTTCTGACATTGCAGTTGAAGTTAGTTCCTAATGATGAGCAAAAGGTAATGTTGCTTAAAACTATGGAACAGTATAACGCATCATGCAATTATATTTCAGAAGTAGCATTTGAATCGAAAACTTTTGGTAAAGTAGGATTACAGAAACTTGTTTATTATGATGTGAGGGACAAGTTTAGTTTATCGGCGCAAATGGTTGTACGATCCATAGGGAAGGTTTCAGAGTCATATAAGGTTGATAAGAAGGTTCAACACAAGTTCAAACCACATGGAGCAATCCAGTATGATCAACGTAATCTAACCTTTAAATCTATGGATTCTGTATCTATCCTAACTCTTGAGAAACGTGAACGGATTAAGTTCATCTGCGGTAAATACCGAGAACTTGATCTCGAACGAGTGAAAGGTCAGGCAGATTTAGTATATCAGGATAACCAGTTTTATCTTTTGATCATCTGTGATGTTCCTGAAGGTCATTGTATCAATTCAGAAAAAGTAATTGGAATTGATCTGGGGATTGTAAATCTTGCAACCACATCTGAAGGTCAAGTATTTTCAGGTGATCTGTGTAAGAAGGTACGACAGAAATACCAGAAGATCAAAGGTAAACTCCAATCTGTAGGGACTTGGGATGCTAAGAAACATCTTAAATCCCTATCAAAAAGAGAACGAAGATTCAAACGTGATCAGAATCATTGCATCTCAAAAGAAGTTGTTCAACTTGCGAAAGGCACTTTGTCATCTATTGCTATAGAAGACCTTTCAGGGATCCGAGACAAAGTAACAGTTAGAAAGGCGCAGCGTGAAGAATATTCAAAATGGGCATTTGCAGAGTTAGGTCAGTTCATCCAGTATAAATCCAAGTTAGCAGGAGTTCTTATTTATTTGGTTGATCCAAGGAATACCTCAAGACAATGTTCAGTTTGCGGGTATACAGATAAAAGGAATCGTAAATCCCAATCAGAGTTCGTCTGTTTATCTTGCAGCCATACTGAAAATGCTGACCTTAACGCTGCTAAAAATATTGCTCAAAGGGCTGCCGTCAACCAGCCTATTGCACTCTGCTCTCAGGAGAGATTGAAGTGCAAGCCAATGACTTTAGTCGTTGGTTGTTGACCGGGAAGAGTTTATTAAAACCTCGAAAAAAGTAAACGCTATCATTGATGATTGTTGAAAGAGACCTCACCCGTCTCTTCTGACCGGATACATATCTGGTATTTCTCTCCTAATTGTTTCAGTTCATCGAGTGGAAACTGGTAATTCCCATGCCGGATCTGCTGCAGCACCCATTTTACGTCACAGGGGATCATCTCCCGGATCGGATCTAATACGGAAGCGTCATCCACCGTAGTATGGCATTCAAGAGTGACGAGCCCCCTCTTATGGGCATTGATGCATAGTTGCAATGATTCGTTGATTATTTCATCGGCATACGGTATCCCGATGATTTTATGATACTGGTCCGGGCTGGTCTTTACATCAAGCGATATCTGATCAACCAGACGTTTTCTGATCAGTGTATCAATCACTGATGGTTTCATTCCGTTTGTGTGTACGCAGGTATTCAATCCAATTGATTTACTGGTTTTACATAGCTGGATCAACGGATCCGGTTGCTGAGTACATTCCCCGCCGGAGAACACCACTCCGGATACCATAAATGAGCAGGAACGAATAAACGCCTCGATGGAAATGATATCCCGGTAATCTTCCCCTGAACAGATTTCCTTATTATGGCAATACCAGCACCGGCCCTGACAGCCGCGAAAAAAGATTACACATGATGCACATCCTACCCAATCTACCGTAGATACTGATACCAGTCCCCCGATGTTAATCATACCATTAGTGTAGGTTACAGCCATTTAAATAATGTATTATCTCTTGAATTAGATTCAAATCCAAAATGATTAATATAGAATTCTTTGGCATCATTTTGCGAGTACAGTGTCATCATGCTGGCGCCATGTTCCTTTCCCCATGCATGTAACTGGTTCATCAATGCCGTGCCGGATCCGGTACCGCGTTCTAACGATCCGATATAGGTTACATTAATCGCACCGGTTTTGTTAATGAATGCATGACATACGCCAATAACATTCCCTGATGCATCTTTTGATGTGAATAACTCGTTTGCTACTATCTCATGCCGCTCTAATTTCGGCTGCATCTTTTCATATTCATCAATCGCATGAGCGGCAAAAGCAGTGCCAAACTTCACTCGCTCATCAGGAGAGGAATCACTTAATACTCTTTTATCAGCAAGATACTTCTTCAACGATGACGTATCGGGTGCATGTTGGACAGACGGTTGATTATGCTTTGTGGCATATCGGTATTTCCCGGACCGTGTCTGTTCCAATGTACGGCCTTCCGGGAGTTTTGATGGATCCGAAATATATCTCCACCCGAGATCAATAGATGATACTAATAATCTCCGGCGGGTTGATTTGATATATTCCAGTGCATCCATGATTATAGATCCGGATGAGTCCGTTGAGCAGACGCGTTGATGATATCAATGTATTTCTGCACGTCCTGTTCGTTAATCTGTTGCATCGGAGCGATGTGCATCAGATACTTCGGGACAAACTGATCCCATACAAACTGTTTCTGCCTCCAGTCATACCGGAGAGCGGGGTATTCCCCATCCTGATCAAACTGGACCACGGTAATAACATGCTGATCATCCTGTGGCATCCCGTCTTCATACCCTACATAAAATGTTTTCATATTGCATCAGCTCCCTGTGGTCGCTCAACACTCTTCCACAGATTACTTATCTGTGCAGATAACTGGTTTATCTCTTTCGGATCCTTCGTCACCCGTAACTTCTCATAGAGTGGGTGTGACTGCTTCTCTTTGATATCAATCGATTGCGGAGTGTGGAACTGTAACTCAAATACGACGCCATCCTTATTCTTAAAGTTACAGTTTATTCCCTGATACCCTTCTGATCCCCAATAGTTCTTTACGGCGACCGGTTCAAACCCATGTCGTTTCATCAGGTCGATGGAATTCTTCACCCCATTGGTATAATTCCCGGGTTCGAAAAGGAGAGTATACCTGACTAAATCCTTCAGGTTCGATACGGCGTTTTGTGGATCGTAATACGGGCATTCGTTAATTTTCTCGTATACCTTCCGAAGAGTGGATTCAGGCGACTTTAATCGGAAATCCAGACCTTCTAACTTCCCGCCGCATACCTGAGCGATATCCTGCATGGTATTGGTCATTTCAGGTTCGACTTTTTGGATGGTTTGAAGCCGCTGCACCGTTGCCATCTTTACGACATTTGACGGATATGCCTTAGCGACATTGGTATCCAGACGAGGGTCTATCGTGGCGACATCCCACCCCTGTATATTATACGGGTCGTCGTGTATCGTTTCTTTCCCGTGATACTGGCCCTGCATCCCTTCAGATGATTTCGTTTTGAATTCACCAGCTTGACGGACAAGTTTCCCCATCATCTGTGAGATGTAAAAACGTCCACCGTGGGCACCAGTCTGCTCAGTAGTACCTTTCGGCGCATGTTGACCGGGTGATAAATATTCTTTCTTTCCGACCCCGGCGGCAAGATCTGCCATAATGATTCTATTTCGGGTCAGATCGATTGCAATTTTTGCCCGGAGTTCAGATCGATCCATACTAATAAAAGAGATAATGAAGTATATAAATGAAAATCAGATGGTATCGACTGTTTCTTCCATGTATTTATGGAGTTTTGTCGAAGATCTTCCTGACATATTATGAGCGTATACTTCAAACAACTCAATGTCCGGGTTATCACGGGATTCTACTTTACAGATATCGATACTGATGTTATGCTCTTTCACAAATTTCTTGACAGCGGTGATCTGTTTCCGGGACAATTCATAGTATTCGGATTCCCACCCCTCATCGGTCACTTTTCCATGAGAGACGGCTTTCCGATACGATAATTCATAATTTAGCGACATAGTAGGGTTCTATTGTAATAGGTACTATAAAAAGATGATTAAAACCATTGATCCATGGTGCATTGACCGGAGATTAAATGATCAAAGTCGGTTCCAATGATCTGTAAATACCCGGCCATTTTGGATCGGATGGTTTTTTCAGCGATCATCTGCCAGTCGATGTAAGGTGCAATGGGGGAGATGTCAACTTCGCCATCGATGCAGAACTCTGTCATGATATCAGTCCTATCCTCTTCCTCACCGGTATCCGGGTTTGTCCACTTATACGGACCATAGGGTATTCCGGGAGTGATATAGATGAGGCGGGGTTTCTGCCCGTCCGGAATATCGTACTTCAGGTACCGGGCGGTATTGACGATCCCTCTCGCCCACGGTGTTTTCTCCTTAATGGACCGGACTGATTTCGGGATGGCGACCTTATGGATATCAATCTGACCGTTGAGCAGGCTCCGGTGAGTGGTTTTTACGATCTCCCGGGCGGCTAACTCATCATCGTTGATGAGTAGATATTTCAGGAAATCGTAAAGGATCTCCCGGGTAAGGATACTCTGATCCGACCGCTTCAGTTCAATACCTTTATAGTTGAGCTCGTTTGCATCGGAGAGATCTTTCCCTTCCTCCCAGATCAGATGTCCACAATACATCTTCTTCTTTTTAATAAAGAGTTTTTTATATAACTTCTCGAATTTAAGTTCGAAACTTACCCGGGAAGCATGCTCAAATGACCAGTCTGACAGGGAGTCATTCAGGTACGTTTCCATCGCCAATCCTTCGTCTATATTGGAAACGGACTTAATAAAAATGCTATCTGTGTCCCCGGCAACAACAATATACCCTTTATTCCGGGCACATTGCTGGAGAAATTCATTCAGCTCTCTCCCATACCGGGTCACTGCGGCAGCGATCTCTTTATTGTATAACCGGAACGTCTTAAGCCCCATCACACCATAAAATGAATTATTCAAAAACTTGTACGCCATCTCCATGTTGGCGACGACCTGATTATCCGGATCCTTCTTACGAAGAGCCCTCATCTCATCACGGAGAGCAAGAGTCTCTTTCAGCGTAGTAGGGATCAGGTGGTCGATGTCCGGACTCAGATTAAATCCAATAATGATGTTCGGGTATAAACTGGCTAAATCAAAAGTTGCTACCCAGTCATGCAGCCCTACGATAGGATCTACAACGGTTGCCCCTTGGAACGTACCTTCATCCTGAGCATACTCCTGCCGGGTAGGAAGCGGTTTCATCCCCTTATGCATCAGGAACATCTCGATGATCTTTGAGTTGAACATGACGTCATCAAGACGGCATCCGGTGACCTTCCTCAGGTTCTCATAAAAGTCGAACAGGCCAAGTTTCTTATTGATATTGTCCAGTGCAATAACATCATACTTACAGTAATCGAGGAAGTCTTTCCACCGACCGGCGGTAAACAATTCATCGATCTTTGGCCCGTAGTCAATATATTCGAATGCATATTCTTTCAGCAGATCTTTGTCTGATATGATCGCTTTCAGTGAATAGGATTCCCGCTGAGCTTTCCCGGCAGTGAATTTCTTGAAGGCGATCATCATATCCACAGTAGATCGACCGGGGATATTGATGAGCCATCCGGATACACGGTCGCTCCAGTTGCATCGAGGGGCCTGATACCGGGCGAGACCGGTAATGTCCACCCCGAGTATCCGGGATCGCTGGATGATATACGGGATATCGTATGCAGCAGTATTCCACCCAGTAAGGAGATCCGGATCGGTGAGTTCTACATACTCAACCACTCTTCGGAACAACTCTTCTTCCGTCTTACAGGCGGTATGTTCCGGATCATCCTGCTGTGGAACACCAAAGGTGAATACTCGGATAGCATTGGTATAGGTATCTTTGATCTGAATGGATACAATCGGCCATTTGGGATCGGTCGGCATCGGAACGCCGGCATCTTTCGGGTTCCGAATCTCAATATCAAAGAGCATGATCCGGGGCGGGAGAAATATCGTGTCATCCATCACCGGGGATATCCTACCGCTTTTATCAATCGTGTATGCGTATTTGAGTTTAATATCGGTTGTATAAAACCGATCCACGACGAAATCCGCCATGCTGGTGAAGGTGAATTCATCCTTAATCTTTTTCGGGGAGTAGTGGTTATGCGTAAAACATTTCCTTACTCTCCTACCCAATGCGTCTTTATAGACGTATTCCTCTACCTTATCAACTTCTTTCAGTCGTTGAGCGGTGAACTTCTCATCGGCGGGGATGTAAAAATACGGCTTATAACTTTTAATGTGATGTTCGACTGTATCAAGCCGGTTATGTAAATTGCGGCTATATAGAGTGATTACAGTCTTTCCGGTGTTCTTATCGAGACTTGACCCGATATTCTCAAGAATCCAAATGTCTTCCATATATCCTCTGCGACATTGAGGAATGCCGCTGACCGTATCTATACCTGTTCGCTATATTGAGTTAAATACCCTTTCAATGGATAAAAAGAATAGACATCCATCGGAAGGTTTGACCCACCCGATGAACGGTTGATGCGAGAATTTGTGCTTACAAGTATTGCACTGGTAGGTATAAAAAGATGTTAGAAGTTAATTAGGATGGTATCGGGTGAGTTCATCCCGGCATACGGTAAGATCGCGGGTGAATGCAAAGTAACCCAGATTCGTGTTTTTACATATATTCAACGTCATATCCATCAGACCTACTGGGTCTGGATGTGATTCACCAATATAGATATTACAGATGTTTCCCCCGTCAAGGATGGGGAAGAATGCCTGTTCGATCCGGATCTTATCGGTGAGTGGGATATCTGCATTTACCGGACAGTGAGTACCATTGGTATAATAAATCGGGAGATCCCGGCCTCCAGTATCGGCATATTGACGAATAGCCTCCCTTACATTCCCTTTGACATGTTTATGAGCATCCCCGTAGTTTAACAGATCAAGGACGGCGAACCGCTGAGCAGTTGTCTCAGCTGGAGTGCGGGACAATGCCAGTTTCATCCCATGTTCTTTTGCCATCTCCCGACAATATTTGTTTAGATCATTGCATAATCGGAGGGCGAACATCGTTGCTTCTTTATCCGCATAAATCGGTTTACCCAACATGATCTCACATACTTCATTGATCCCGACTACCCCTAACGTATTTGCATAATCGTTGAAATCAACAAACGGTGGGGACATCTTACCAGTAGTGAGGTCAGGACGACGCTGGGTGGCGAATGATAACATGTGATTATTCACACATTCATCAACCCACTGCCGTTTGATTTTAAATACGGTGATTGCTAACTGGATCTTCTCTTTACATATCCTGATCAGTTCATCATAGTCTTTATTTGACTCATACGCATACCGGGGTATATTCAGGGTGATTACTTGGTTTGACCCCATTGTGAAATGCTTCCCGTCTTTGAAATAGAGTTTATTATCAAAATCACTATCTGCATCAGGGCCGGAACTGAAGTTGTAACTGCAACATTGTACACAACTGATCCCTTTCCCAGCACCCCGGTATGCTGGTAGCATATTGTCAAAATATGGAGTGCCGAATTTACTGGCTAATTTAAACGCGTCAAGATACAGTGACCTGATGCTTGGATACTCTCCTGCTACGCCATGTACATCTTCATGCTCCATGGTGTTGATATAATCAGGTTCAATCGCAATCTCTGGCTTTGGGAAATAGAATGGTTTATGATCAAAATCCCCTTCTATTAATACTTCCATGCACGCTTTAAAGAGTAATCTTACTTCCCGCTCAAACTCACCGTACATTTCTGGCCCGATGCGGCCTTTAAAAACGGCTGGTTTATCTCGCCACATTTCAGGAACTGACGGTGATAACTGAACAGAACTGAAAATCGCTTGACCTCCTCTCGACGTTTGCATTTGCGTCATTTCGTAGATAAAACATTGCATATTCTGTTTAATCTCGTCATAATTACATGACTTGAAATACGGCGCAATGAATGTCAGAAAGTTATAGAATCCCATGCCGCCGGCGAACTGAGTTTGTCCACTTCCCAATGTTTTTGTAGCATGGAGGATCGCTACATCGGGCCGTTTAGCCGGACCAGCTGACGATGTGTGAGAACCGGTACCGTCTCCTACGAACCCGTAATAAAACACAAACCTGAGATCCCAGTCACAACAGAATCTACGTGATGTGATATATTCAAGATCATGAATGTGAATATCTCCTGACATATGGGCTTCGGTTATGTATTCCGGTAGCATTAACAACGCCTGTTCTTTTGCAAGCTGATCGGCTTTTCGTTTATGCACCGTCTCAGGAGACCCATCTGATAGGTTTGCATTATCTCCTTTTCCCACCCCTAGATCCGCTTGTCGTGCATCATATACCGGCATCCCTACCCGGGTATACTTCCGGCGACATTCATTCATTCCCCGCTCTAGAAACTTTGTATTGACAAACTCACGAATGAGTGGACCGTTAACTGGATCAAGTCGGATCACATTCAGAATATTATGAACTTCATCTACAATCTCTTCAATGACCTTGCCTGTGCAACCCGTCTCTTTTCTGATAGACTCGATGACCTTTATAGCGTTAAACGACTCTATCGTCCCGTCCTCTTTCCTGACTCTTACCATATCAACGCAGCCGCCTGTTCCTTATCCATATATACCCCATCGATACAGACGATTGGTGCCTCTACCAGTGTAACGGATTGTAATAATAGATCCATTCTCACCTCGTCATCCTCCAAATCCCGGACGGTGTAAGGGATGGCGGATTCATCGAGCCTGTTCTTCAGATCATCACAATTCGGGCAGATAGGAAGTGAATATACCGTAATCTCCATACCTACTCCTTGGTTATACAATATTATAATGACGTCGATCTGATAGTTCGGCGGACTTACCATGGTTCCATGCTTTTACTGGACTCAAATACCCAGTTATTCGTGATATTGCATCTACCTGATGGTTGCCACATTCAGGGCATATAAAGTTCCCACATATCGGACATTTCTCAAACCCGGTTGCATGGACTTTCCCACAATCATGATCGGTGTCAAGCGGGCACCGCTGAACCAACGCATCTGATGAATTGCATGCAGGGCATTTCCCATCTACCAGATCTCCTGATTTGATGATCAGTTTACACGCATTGCATGTATATTCCCGCTGTTCTTCGGGTATTTCTTCAAGTGACTGGTAGGTATCGATGAGTGCCTGTTGTTCTGCGGTCCAATTCATAAGATGATAGTATCTATCACTTGAGATATATCAACTCAGATCAGATGAAAATAGTTGGTAACAAAAAGGTTTATAAGAGGAGTATTTCTCCCCCATCGATGATGTCCACAGAGCCGACGGTAGGGTAATCCCACGTCCCGTCGTTCCTGAGGAACTTCCCGTAGTCGTCTGTAAGCTTTGGACAGAATCCGGCTGATGCAGTGGTAGCCACAGCATGCATATGAGCAAGTGGTGTCCGGGCATTGGACAGTCGGGTGTCATCGCCGGCGCATACGGAGTTGGCTACGGTACCAATGTTCCGGTATGCTGCCTCACCCAGTATCCCACCCTGTTTCAGTAACTTTCCATTATCGGATGCAAAGAGGGCGACTGCTCCCTGCACAGATGATACCGGTCCGTATACATTCCCCATTGAACTTGTAGAGATCCACCCCAGTTGATCAGATGAGGTGCATCCCAGTACCATTCCGACCGTTTCAGAGCTATAATCAGGGAGTTCATTGGGATGGGTATGATCTCCTCTGGATACCTGTGTCTTACTGTTCCCTACGGATCCATTCAGGTTCAAATGGTAAAACGTAATATCGGAAGTCGTGGCAAATGGAACATTGTGTTTTTCATTCCCGTGTGCTAATGGGGTACGGGAGTTGTATAACCGGGCATCGTTCCCAATACAGACGGAATCTGCCGTAGCGCCGGTATTCATAAATGCGGCGGATCCTAACGCTCCTCCATCCTTGATTACTTTCCCGGATGGGTCAGCGAATAACGCGACATGGTTGATGGTAGAGTCAGCCGGTCCGATGACGTCTCCGGATCCCTGACCGGTCTCTTGCAGAACGATACCGTTGTATGCAAGATGTCCATCCACATCAGTCAGGGCATTAATCGCTGAAGCGTTGGTATGTACATGGATACGGGAGTCGTTCCCTTCACAGACAGTTCCGGATATCGTTCCGAAGTATTTATTGAAGGCAGGGTTCTTGGTGAATACCGGTTCATATACTCCGGCATGTCCGTGGTTCCCGGGCGCAACCTGATTTGCATCCCCACCTACATTTCTCCATGCAGCCGAACCTAACACTCCTCCGGACTTGATCCGCTTCCCGGTATCGTCCTCGAATAAGGCAACGGCATTGATCGGTGCAACTTCTGGACCGTGGACATCTCCCTCTACTCCGGACAAATCTCTCCATTCAAGTCCCAGTGACGTTTTTGATAATACCTGTCCTTCCAGCGCCGTAGACTGATCAGGGATACTGATCAGTGTAGACATGTTTGCATGAGTATGCAGCTGGTTGTGACCATGGTTTCCATAGGCTACCTGATTCGATCGATCTCCTACGGCATTATTCGCCTTCAGGTTTTCGAACGTGATGTCATTGATATCCAGATAGTTTTTCGAGTGTGCTTCATCCCCATGAGTTAACGGAGTTCTCGCGTCTGATAGCCGTGAGTCATCACCGGAACAGACGGTATCAACTACGGATCCGATATTCCGGAATGCGGCTTCACCCAGCATTCCTCCGTCATGGATCTTCTTGCCTGACGTATCGGTATATACAGCGATATGACCGGGAGTGGATGCGACCGGACCGGTGACATCACCGGAGGAGTTCATGTCTACCAGCTGAACACCATTATATGCAAGATACCCGTCCATGTCGGTGAGTTTGTTGATGATGGTACCGTTTGAGTGTACATGGAACCGATAATCATCTCCGGCGGCAAGGGTGCCTGATGTGGTACCTACTGCCCGGTTGAACCCGGATTTCGGGGTGACTGCTCCCCAATGCCCATTATCATTGATCTGAATATCCCCGGATACTCCGGTAGGGTTCTGTAAGGTGACATCTCCGGAAGCACCCGTGATCTGTAATCCCCGATAGGTGAGATTCCCATCAGTCTCTCCAAACTGACCGATGACGTCACTGTTTGCATGGGTATGTAGCTGAGTATGGGTGTGATCTCCGGCAGCAACATCTTCCGATGTAGTTCCCGGGTTCATGAATGCGGCGGATCCTAATGCTCCTCCATCTTTCAGGAGTTTTCCGGTAGCGTCTGCATATAGCGCAATATGGTTTATTACACTTGCAGCAGGACCGGTAACGGCCGCTCCTGCAACCGGAACGTCCATCCAGCCAAGAGATCCGTTTGCTAACCGGGTAATGACCTGTCCGGTGGCTGCAGTGGTGTCACTCGGGATCTTTGCCAGTATGTTCGCATTGGTATGCACGTGATCCGGAGCGTGGGTATGGTTCCCGGAGGCGATCTGGGTTGCCCCGGTACCTACCAGATTGTTTGAGCTGAGTAGAGAGAAGGTGACATCATTGACCGTGAGGTAGTTCTCGGTATGGCTTTCGTTCCCGTGAGATAGAGGCGACCGGGCATCGGATAACCGGGGATCATTCCCTTCCGTGATCGAGCCGGATGCGGTGCCGAATGGAGCGAATGCTGCCGGACCTAACGCTCCTCCATCTTTCAGGAGTTTCCCGGTGGGATCTCCATACACCGCCACATGGTTTATGGTAGATGATGCCGGTCCGGAGACATCTCCTGTCCCGGAGGCGAGGAGAACCCCGTTATATTTCAGATGGCCGTTTTCATCAGCCAGTAAGGTAAGTACATTACCGTTGTCATGGGTGTGAAGACGGGAGTCATTCCCCTCAGTAATCGTTCCGGCGGTGGATCCGAAATCTTTGTTAAATGCGGTGTTCTTCAGAATCACCGGTTCGTATATGCCAATATGTACATGATCTCCGGTAGCAATCGTACCGGATGATGTGCCAAAATCCTTATTGAATCCAGACCGGGGTTGAATACCGCCAAGTTTCCCGTTATCATTAATCTGGATATATCCATTATAACCGGCGGGTTTTATCTCCTGTTGCTCAACCTTTACCGGTTCTCCGTAATAGAGGAGTTTGGAGTTAATATCAACGCCAAACCCGTTCAGTACATTACTATTGTCATGCACATGGATACGGGAGTCGTTGCCTTCACAGATTGTGCCGCCATCGACTCCGAAATCTTTGTTGAATGCAGTGTTCTTGGTGAATGCAGGTTCAAACCCGGTATGGGTATGCGGTTCCCCGTTGATATTATAGGTTTCACCAAGTGGGATATCGATACCGCCTTCATCGGATATGGATACCGGTACTGGTTTTAACGTCTTTCCGTCTATTCCGTTAAATACCGCTACTTCCCCGACATTTGCCGATTCAGGACCATATACATCCCCTGATAATTCACCGGATGGTTTATTGGTAATATTTGACCAGTGGACTTCGGCCTGACCGGGTGTCTGGAGATCTACCTTATCATAGACCCTGCCAAGTAATTCAGCCTGTATTTCGTTTACCCAGTCACTGATCCGAATCCGATCAATAAATGTGTTAAATGTTTTCATCCCGGCACCGGGTTAGCTATAGAATAGAAAACTATATAAATTAAAATCGCCTAATGGCGATATGGTCACAGATCGGACATTTAAAATAGGGACTGGTGATCCAATGGAGGAAATACATCCGGGTTCTTACCTGCATTTCATGACCACAATGAAGGCAATATAACTCTATTTTCATGTTATCGTTAGAGGAATTGTGTCTATTGGATTCGTGACATACGTGCTTCCTTCAGTGTCATCGACAGAGGTGTTCATCACCGATACCGTGAGATTGCATTTCCCGGTCTGGTAGGTGAGGATAGAACACTGGAATAACTGCACATCCTGCTGGAACCCGGTTAAGGATTCGTCGATATTCGCTGCTGATATACTATACTCCCCGGTGGGTAATACGTTCATCGTATGCGTCTGGAAATAGTCGGGGAACTGGCAGTCAAATATCTCACACATCGATACATTGGAGAACTTGCATACGAATTCAAACCCTGATATCCCTTTCTTCGCCTCTACCAGTGATACCGTCATTCCGATAGGGGATCCATTCTGGATCGTGGTTGCATCAAAGATGATCTGGATGGTTACTCCATCGACGACTTTGATATAATACGTCTTCATCTTCTCATCCTCGATACCGCCTTTAGTGACTTTCAGACTGACGGTATAGTTCCCTACTTCCGTATAAGTATGTACCGGGTTTGGTTCGGTTGACGTTGACTCATCACCGAACGTCCATGCAAAGGTATCCGGAGAACCGGCTGACTGGTTGGTAAAGGTTACGGCGAGCGGAGGTGCGCCGGTTACCGGGGAAGCGATAAACTGAGCACTGACTGATGTCGGGGAATCCATCACTACGCCGGTATGTGGATGCTCTAACTGCACGGAATAATCAATACCGGCATCATTGGTTACCCGGGATGACGGGTGGAAGTCCATGGTGTAGGAGTCGGCTGACCGGTACCCCATCATTGATAATGACAGAATCTTTCGGTTCAGGATATTTCCGCTTAAATGATTGGTAACGACTCCGTTTGAGTCCCGGTAATAATCCCGCCATACGAATTTGTATAATCCTTCGGCCTCATTCACCACATATACCATGGTTTGCACATTATCACCGGGGTTCATATATACCGGAGTAGCGGAATGAATGCGAAGACACGATGGGGAGATCCGGAACATCAGGTCAAATGCCCCGATTCCTGATGCGGCTGATTCGATATACAGATCGACCGTAAATAATTCTCCTTCGATGCAGGTCTTAGTCAGTGGATCGAATGCAAACAGGATAGGTGGGTTATTTGATAATACCACGTAATTATTCTTCGTTTCCGTATGCTCATTCAACTCACCGACGACTTTCAGACTTACGGTATAGTTTCCGGGAGATTTAAACTCATGAGACGGGTTTTTCAGCGATGAGGTATACCCGTCACCGAAATTCCATGTATATGAGTAGATTGTCCCATAGGAGTCGTTGTAGAACTGCACCTCGGTGTCTCCATCAGCAAACCGGGGTGTACCATGGAAGTTTGCATAGACTAACCGGGCATCCTGAGCGGGTTCATACCGAATCGTGAGAGAGTAAATATCACAGATCTCATCATAGGTTAATGCCCGATCAAACGCCATGAAGTCTCCGATCCACCCGTCAAACTCGCATAACTGACATGCTCCGGGTCTTCCACCGATGATGAGCGGATACGTTGACGAAGTGTTGATCGATAGCGGTACTGATATAGTCTGGTTCGGGTCTACCGGATCGATGGCGTTAAATGAGGTGATATCATAATTCTTGATGATAGCGATATCATTCATGTATACTGATAATTGAGCCAGACCCGGATCGTATACGACAGAAAACATCTTCCACTTTCGGGTATCATAGTAGAGATCTGACAGGATCTTCACGTTCTTTTCCAGCCGGACACCTACCCTTCGGGATGATACCGAGTTTCCACCATCTGACGTGACAAATAATCCAAAACACCGACAATCTATCCCATTTAATATATCGGTATCCTGAAATAAATCTCCATACGAGAATATATAGGAGTCAGGTTTTGGAAGGGTTTCACTCCACCACTCATTCTCTTTCACCCATACAATGAATGACCGGGGTTTATTCTCCCGTTGTACATACGGTGAATCTTCGGACAAGATACAGTAGTTCGGGATTACGGTCTCTGCCTGTGCAGATCGGGCATCGATCATATTTACCGTAGGCTTTTTCGTGAGATCCGCATCGGTGACAATAGACGGAAATACGTCCGCTACCCCTAACCGTTTTACCCGGATCCATGACCCGTCCATATTGTTTACAGCGAACGCCTGATCGTGATACCCGCCGACGATGACACTGGATCCACAGATAAACCAATCATAATGACGGATACATCCATGTGATTGTAAATAGGTGTGTAGTTCTACCATGGTTCTCTCCTAAAACATCATCGTATCCGACGTCTGGATGTTTCCTCGTCTGGGATCCTGTAGTTTCATTACGTAGGTTTTCGTTACCGTCTGCTGGTATTCTATCCTGACCGTATCTGAGGTGTTTGCATAGTTCATCCGCTTTAACACGATCTTCCGGGAGCCGGTAGGGACGCTGTTACTGGTATAAGGAGTTAACCCTTTCTTTATCCCGTCGATATATACTTCTGCTCCGGATGGTTCTGATGTAACCTGTAAGGTACCGTATGATGCTTCAAATGAGCAGGTGACGGAGGTATCGGCATTGACTAACCGGGTTCCGGACACGACCTGATCCCGGTATCCGTCTTTTTGAAACAGGAAGTATACCGTCCCATACCCTGCCTGATATTCAGACGGAGTAGATCCAATGAGTGTTGCTATTCCATTATTATGCACTGGATCCAGAGATACTTTCGCATCGCCGGGAACTGATTTTAATAAAAACTTCCCAAATGGTAACACCGGGGATGACGGGGTTTCCACATCCACTAATGACTTCGCATTCCGGGATACTTTTACTGATCCGGTATACAGGACGTACTTATACTCATCCTGTGTATGCAGACTGTATGACCATTCCCCGGGATCGACGTTTAATATATACCATGGGGTGCGTTTATCGGTTTGAGATTTGTTAAAGGTGATATAATATCCGGATTGGGGTTTTGTGACGACTTTCACATATCCCAGATATTCCAGTGTATCAGTGATCTGTACAATCTTTCCGAGTTCAGCGGTGAATGTCCCTGATTTCGAGTAAAACATCACTTGTCCATACTCACCAAACTGGAGTGGTGGTTTTTCAATCTTATAGGTATGGACGCCGCTGGATAACCCCGTTACAGTCCCGACTCCGGTTGCATCGGTAGATCCCTTCAACTCTCCATCAATAAAGATATTTGCGGTTCCGGTCACATTAAAATCTTCAGAGAACGGAAGGGTGAGAATCACCTTCACGCCAGATGCGCCGGGATCAACGACTGAACGAACACCCGGTTCTATCGTCACCGTGCCGGATCCAACCTGCTTTCCTGATGACAGGTATGTCCATCCATAAGATCCGGATATTATGTTCAGCTTATACATCGGGAACGTCGAACCTAATGATTCCCCATTCAGGGATGCCGTGACAGTCATACCAAGACTGTTGATGAACTTGACATATCCGGTGTATTTTAATGTTACGGGGATATTCTGACTCTTTCCTTTCTCCACGACCAGCGTGCCTTCTACGGTCTCAAACTCAACCTGTCCAACTGATGGAAAGGTTGCCGGGCCTGAAGTGATCTGATAGGAATGGCCGCCGGTAGCAAGGTTGGAGATGGAGCAGATTCCCGTAGATGCGTTCGCTGCATAGGACTCTCCATCAATGTAAATCGTTGCTGCCCGATCTGATGTGAAGTCCGGGGACGTGGATTTACTCACGATGAAGGTGACGTTCCCGCTCCCTGACAGGAAGGTGACGGTAACGTGCTGAGTAGTATTTGGCTTTACCGATACCGTGGTGACGAAATCATTCTTCTCCGGATGGGTAACTTTGATCTCATACACTACCGGCGGGTCGGAATAATACGATCGACCGGTCCCGAAATAGGTTGCTGGATAGATGAAGATCTCTTCTGACGAGGAGGTGTATAACCCGGTGGATTTCTCAATGTTTGAAGTGAGATCAATGATGGATATTGCTGCTCCATCTACTCCGCAGGTAAGACCGACCTTCCCCTCCTCGAAGAGCTGAGCGACGATCTGCACCGTAGTATTTTGCGGAGATCCGGTGACCATTCCCCGATCATGGCATACCGGATAGGTGCTATACCCCATATCCGGAGTAGCGGTCCAGTAAAAGTTATTATTTGCCAGAACGTCGATGGAACAATCCGTCTCCCCGACATAGGAAGAGGGGGATAATAACCCACCGTATATCGGGATATCGGTAACGGTAGAGCCGGAGAACTTGGAGTAAAACTGGATTTTATAGGTTGCACTGGTACCGGACATCTGGATAGTATGAGCAGTTCTTACAGACTTCAGATTCGATGATACCGCGGTAAGAGATTTTGTTACCGGAGCATACCCGTCAGAGGTAAACTGGAATGATTTGGTAATATTCGTGTCAGACGGATAGACTTTTACCGTCGGGGTATTACTGGAAAGAGAGAATGCTACGTCTCCATCGGGTTTTACTGATACGCTACCCGGTGGGTATGCGAGGGTAAACTCAAACTGACAGGCATTATACCCCATTGCAGCGGTAACCGGGCCGGTGATCGTCCCCCAGTTGAAGGTTTTTGATGGGTAACACCAATAGGCAGATGCTCCGGCATCAATGGTGATGGTTCCGGAGCAGGCATATCCGACCGCATACGGGACGGTGAATGTGGATGGGTTAGTTACCTGTTTAGTGATCACTTCCCCTCTTCCGGTGAGCTGAACGACAATTGATTCAATGCTGCAATCGTTCGGAGTGAGGGTTCCTGTCTCGGTGGATACGACCGGGGATAGATAATCTCCGGCGATGATACTCCCATTGATACAGGATGAGAAATAATGAGCACCGGTATGAGTAGCGTGAGAGGTATACCGGGTGAGGAGGGTAGCGATGGATACGGAGAGATCAAAGCAGGATCCGTCATTAGAGGTGACGATCGCTTTGCTTGCATCAGTAACGAGTTTATTCTGCCCGGTATCAATATTCCGATTAAAGAAGAAGCCGATGGAATCTCCTACTACGGTAGCGATATCGGCATAAGTCCGGTATAACTGGGTAGTGGTCGTCCCTAACGTCTGGGTATAAAAGGCGAGATCTACCCGGAGTGCAGGGATGTCCATCTGTTCGGGAAAGACAAATCCGCAGATGTCATAGGTAAGATCATCAATGTCCGTATCGGTGACTGCAATCGGTTGCACCGATACCATGTCAGAGCAGACGAGTTCATCGATAGTGGTTAATGAATACTTGATAATACTTTCAAATGGGGCATTTGGTACCACATATAAGGTACCGCCGGTATAGTCCACATCGAGTTCTATCCGTTTGACATCAGTCGCGTATTGTCGCTGATACGCGGTAGGGACTGGAATATACTGGCTGGATGCGATTGGTTTATAGACGATGGAAAACCAGTCATCCGGAGTAAATCCGGTTGGTAAGGACGACTCATTCGTTGACTTGAGTAAGACTTTCCTCAGGTTCCGGTGGCATCCGACATACCGGGTGCCAAGATCCATGGTTGCATTATCCGTGAGCCCGGATACCGATATCACGGTAGTCGTCTGGTTCGGATATGCAGGAATGTCCGCATCGAGGGATGGTCGCACCGTGACGGTGATATCAAAAGCCGGGGTATTCCCGGATCCGGAGATAGATATCTGACCCGTCTTTGTGAGTTCTACCAGACTGATCAGCGGGTTATTATTCGGATCGACTACGGTTACCTTAAGAGTTTCTGCATATACGGATGCCGGTGGGTAACTGGTGAGATTATTTGCCCGGTTCTTTATAATAAGGCGGTATTTGTATGCCATGATCAGTCAGATGCCTGATTCACGGTATATTCTAACCGCAGTTGAAGGAATCGGATGGCCTGTGACACGGTATCACCGGACGAGGTATCTCCCCGGGTGAGAGATAAGCACATCAGGTTTCCGGATGTTCCGGTAATATCGTTTAACGCAATCTCCGGAGTGATGTGCACCGTATGAGTATTGACATTCGTTACCTGCTGACTCATATAGGTTGATATTGATGTCTTGAACTGAGAGTCCATCTGACTGCTCTCATCCATCCGGATACCAACCACTCCCCATTTGACCACTCCGGTCAGCCGGTTTTCTCCAGAGTTCCAGTAGGCTTTTGCCGTGATCGCTCCCCCATCCCATGATTCAGGCATGGTAAATAACCACTGACAGTGTTCCGGAGTGGATGTCTTTTGAAACTCAACATAATAATAACTGGGTGATCCGGCTCCGGTGGAATGGAGTTTCATCGTTGCGCCTCCGGAAGCGAGATCCGTCAGTGCCGACCCGGCATTAAGGATGATCGTGCGTTTTCGCTTAAATAAGGTTTTATGGGTGACTCGTTTATAGGTTTGTGAAACTGGGTCGAATACGGCAAGAATCTCATCTCCGGTTGGCGGAGTAGTGAGTACGGAATCCAGTGCGGCGAAGTCGGCAGCAGTCGTCTTCCACCGGACATCTCCGGTAAGGTTCGAAGTTAATACCGACCCGTTTGCGACTTGACTTGCAATTGTAGCCCATTTGGATCCGTTATTGATGATGAGATCGCCTTTTGCCCCTCCGGTCGGGAAGGTAGGGATAGATCGCCATTCCGGTACTTTACTGGTGGTATTTAAACAGATGGAGTAAATCTCACTGGATGATAGGTTGGATGGCGGGGCTACCGGTACCCATGCACCGTTTGTATTGCAGTAGGGGAACGATCCAGAAGCAATCTGGCTTTCGTTTTCCGCCGTGGTGATCATCGCCATTCCGGTCTGGTTCGGGAAATGCACCTGTTTATCAGATCCGGTGATGGAATGGACGAATGAGAGAGTTAACGCAGTATTTGACCGGAACTTGATATCTTTCTTGGTAACGAGATCTCCCATGATCTCCCGGGAGCCGGAGATGTGGTAATACTGAAGGTGATCATCATACGGGTCTCCCATATTGACCAGATCATGGTGAGAGATATGGAGTTCCGGTATGGATCGGTTTACCCATGTTCCTGTACCGTTACCGATAGGATCGTAATATTGGAGGATGTTCCCGTTAATCGGTGGATTGGATACCGTGTCCACATCAGACATGTCATTTAGTTTGACAAAACTGTGAAGCAGAGCAGTATGATCATCTTCGGTGAGATACTGAGGGTGGCAGTTTGCATTTGCACAGCTGGTAGCATCGAGATCACTATGGAGTTTTGCCCCTAATGCGGTAGCCGGGACATTCTTCCAGTATTCATTCACCGCGTCGTATACAAGGATATGGGTATCTGCCGGAGATATGATATTTGTGCCAGCTAATGTATAGATGGACTGGTAGGGTACCGTCACTCCGGGGATATGGAGGTTCATATCCGCATGGCGGGCGGTATTGAGGTACTGAGGGTGAGCATTGGCATCGGATACATTGATCATCTGGTTATGATCAAGGAAGAATTCGTAGTTTCTCCAGACAGAATTATGGTACGTATACCATTTACTCTCTGCATCGACCCACATGGTCATTCCGGAGGTTGGATCGATAAACGACCATTCACCTTCGATATAAATCGCAATATCGTTTGCGTGACCAGCCCATGCTCCGATCGGAGTTGGCGATCCAACGATAAACCGGTCGCCGTTTGCCACGGTCACTCCGGTAGGATCGAGCAGGCCTTTTGATCTGACCGGTGGCATCCATGCAATCTCTCCGATACCGGTATCGACATACTGTTTGGTTGCCGGGTCATTTGGTAATTCCGGAGCATGAATATTGGTGATCCGGTTACCGGCCATATTGAGATCCCCGGACATCGGGATAGAGCCGTTATGCATCAGGTATATTTTATGCGAGTCAGTCTCCAGATCCGGGAATCCGGCATGAGTCTGGATACCAAGCAGGGTAGGGTTCCCCGGTGCCCATTTGTTCGTTCCGGTTGAATATTGTAACACGGATCCGTTGAGTTTCCCGGTAGTAGATACATCCTGTAACTCGTTTAACTGACCGGCAAGATGCTCATCGATGATGAGCAGGTTGGTATTCAGGATGTCTCCCCATCCTGTCTGCCCGTCCTGTATAATATCCAGTAAAAACCGCGGTGTTTGTGCCATCAGATACCTCTAATGTATATTAATAGTTTTCGTAAAGTATTTATAATGTTGGTCAAGAGCGACACTCTTCTTATTTCATCGGTAATTCGTAATACCGGATTTCTTCCCTATATGGTGGGTAAAAGAGAGAATGGAGAGAAATCCTATATGATCACTGTGCGGTGATCGTCGGTTCATTAGCAGTATACTTCTTAATAAGTATCCAGTCAATAAGGCCCTGACCGCCGGTAATCGTGAGATTTACGGTAGGGTATCCGGTTGATAACGTTCCGGAGAAGGAACCGTTTACATTAAAAATAGCGGTGGTAGGGGTGCGAATGAATTCAAGTCTATTAAATTGATTCGATATTGCCGATACGGACGGTGATATCATTGTGGTATCCGTTCCATTGTAATTAATAAATTTATTAGAGTAGGTTGCAGATTCATATGATAGGTAATATCCGGATGATCCCGTGTCTCCGGCAGCTGCCCACCATCCAAAACATTCTGTCCCTGAAGTGCTTCCCACTGTCCAATAGGGTTTGTAATAGATAATGTATGAATACCCAATAGGGAATTTCTTAATACCTCCTAATCCTCCGGAAAAGTATTGACCATTAAATGATCCGGATGCACTAATCCACTTTTGGGTATTCATGGATGCGGTGAAATGATCCCATAACTCAAAGCACACGTCTCCGTCATTCCGTATCGTTGTCGGATGACCGGCGTACACGCGTACCCGGTATTGACCGGATCCGGGAAGGAATGGGATTTTCACCCAGCATTCCGGAGATGCAAGGTTGGAATCATCTGCATGGATGATCACCTGATGAGGGAGGATCTTCCCGTCCTGACCGACGAATGCCAGATCATGAAACCGAGTAGACTGTACTCTTCCGCCAAGATTCAAGGTTGATCCGGAATGTTTTGTCGGAAGTTTTGATAGCGTGAGTTTGACCTGATGCCCGGTTAGCGAAGAGGTCTCATTGTTTTTCACAATGAATTCACCGCATGGAGGCATTAGATCTAATATGGGATCCGAATTCATGACTTTCTCCCTGAGTTATATGGGGCATTCGGTGATGGTTGAGTATTCACGTTCGATACCGGGGTTGATGCGATAGCGTAGGTGGGTTCTGTTCCGGTATAATGACGTACTGATATCCAGTCTAATGATATAGAAGCGCTCTCTGCACCGGCAGCAAGTGATATTGTTGGTGAATGAGCGGGGATTGATATGGTGGTATTAACCTCATTTGTATTTACTACCGTTTTTACGAATGTGTCTGCAACTTTGATATCCACGATTGCAAATGCATTGGCAGACATCCCCGATATGGTGACATAAGTTGGGGTGCCATTGGATAGCATAATCTTTCCATTCCGATCCGTGTTGGTATTACATGGGCTGAATATGATGTATTGGTCAGATAAGGTTAATGATTCTACATAACTTGTAGAATTGAAATGGAGTGATTTAATTCTTGCCCGAAGAGCGCGTTTTGGAAAACGATAGGATTTTATACTACTAAAATATCCCCCTGATGCAGTACGAGCTTTCGTAAGAACACTCCCGGAGATAGACGGTATGTCACTCGTATATGTCCATTTTGCAGTATTCCATGACCCTCCTTCAAAATTGTCAAACAGATCGAATACCGCATCACCGTTTGACTCTGATAATGCGTTCTGGTTTCCCCAATACACTCTGATTTTCGACTGGGTTACCGGGATTACCGGGACTCGTACCCAGCACTCATACTTCCCGGCACTGTCATCGAGGAAGGTGGTGGGTACGATATAGTTGTCGAAATGGAGGAGTAACTTAGTGGAACTGTCTGGTATGAACGGAGTCGTTGATGGAACGGGAGATCTGGCAACGGTAGATACCCGGAGTTCAGACATATATCCGGCGAATATTTTCGATGTGGAATCATAGTTGCATCCGATCCGGATACCGGTATAGTTTGATACGGCTGCGATGGATGATACCGTTGCACCAGCCACTCCGTTAATATACAGGGTTATTACCCCGGCTGAACGGATGACTTTTACATCATGCCAGTTGTTTATTACCAGCGGGGAATTTGATGTCATCACCTGAATCTGCTGTGATCCGGAAAGATAGGTAACAAATCGTAGATTTGCACCATCCTGCATAAACTGCATGAAATTATTCGCATCAGTTCCAACGGAAAGAATAACATTATCTCCAGTGATTTCCGTAGGACATATCCGGGCCTCGATGGTGAAATCCGATATGCCGATATCAAATCCGGATCCCGATACGGTCAGATAATCCCCGGATCCATCGAAATAGGCAACCGGGGTATTCCCACCGAACGGATCCGGGATAGTGGTGACTTGTCTACAATCCCCGACCGCTGTAACAGTTCTCCCATCTAACGGTGTAGGTCGATGCATCCCCATGTCATTCCTGAACCAATACGGGATCAGGTTGCCACTCTGGTCAGTAAACCGGATGTCGGAGAAGTCTTGTTTGCATCCGGGAAAGGTACTATGGTATACATCAATATTTACCTGATAATCCGATAGCCGGGAGCCGGCATTCGTTAACGTGATATCTTTATAATATTGCCAGTTTGTTAGCATCAGAAGTTCCTCCGAATTCGTATCTGTTTGTTCCGTTTATTCGATGGTTGTAAGGTGATTACATTCGAGGTTGCTGATGGAGATATGGTCGCTACGGGTTCATTCGCCGTATACGATGCGACAAATACCCAGTCGCACTGGATATTACAGGATGGTGAGTTACCGACAAGGAATGTCACATTTGCCGATGCAGCGATGGATGAGTAAGTCATCGTAGTTATACTGGTATCATTGATCTTCCCAATCACCGTGGTATTATTAGGATACAGCATCTCCTGAGTCATCCATACGTTCGAATTACCGACGAGGGTTACACCGGTATATGCAGATCCATCCCAGTATCCCAGTTTTCCATTTCGGGCACCGTCAACTGCTGAATAATACGCCATTCCGTAATCAACAAACCCGAACATAATATACCCTGTTGTGGATCCGGCATGGGACGGGCATAACCGGCTTTTTACCCGGAAATGGGTTAGCCGGGGCTCATTAGTGACAGATGTAAACCTATTCAGTCGTACAAAGTTCCCGGAGGCAGAACAACTTCCAGTTAATATGGAGTTCGCTACGATAAACGGGTTCGTGGGGGAGCCGCCTGAACTATAATAATTCCATTTTGTCGCATTGTAAGATGTTCCGGTAAAATGATCAAATACAAGGAAGGTCGCATCGCCATTACTTGCATGTTGAGCGGAAGGATTCCCATAATATACCTTTATTGTGGTTCCTCCGACAGGGATTACCGGGACTCGTACCCAGCATTCAGCATTATCCGTAGGGTATACTCCGATATCGTTTCGAATCCAATGGGGGATTGGGTTACCAAACTGATCAGAAAATCGGATATCCTCAAAATACGTCTTTGCTGTAGGAAATACCGCTTTCGTGAGTGTTAATTGTACCTGATAATCTGTGAGTAACACGCCTCCCGGATTCGTAATGGTGATGACTTTGTTTGATGACCAGTTTGCAAAACCGTTTGCATTTCCACCGGGGAGATATACCGGATTCTGTGGATTGACAATCTTTACCGCTATGGTATGTACCGGCTCTATCGCCGAATATTTCCGGACATACAGCCAGTCAACATAGATATACGTATTTGCATCATATAACTCAATATTTGCAAATGATGCAGTAATACTCGCCCCTGACTGGTTCGTGACGATTGCTGCACCGTCCACTAATAATGATGCGGTGTTTCCTATTCTCCGTGATTCGAAGATATGATACGATCCGGTGTAATTGGATATGGATACACAATACTGGTTTGTTTCACCACCAGACCCTTCATAGGTAAACCGGTACGTAGGGGATAGCCCGGTATTAATTCCATACCCAATCTTCCCACCAGCGTAATCAGACTCTCCATTTCCAAATCCGACATGAGCAATGGATGCGGCAGCTGACGTTGGATAGGTTATTCTGGCTACCAACGCATGGTTTGGGCCGAACATCTTGTAAGATCGGATTCGGTTCCGCTGGGATGAGGTATATCCGGCTTTCAGTGCACCGGATTCGATAACAGCGTTCCCTCTGAACACCTGCCATTTTGCAGTATTTAATGAGGTGAAATTGTCATACAACTCCATGGTGGTATCCGGGTTACTCATCGAAACCGCTGACGCATTGCCGTAATACATATATATATCGGTAACACTGAAGAAGTTCGCCTTTACCCATACCACTGCGGTTGTCCCGGTAACCGATTCAATCCAGTAGGGGATTAGACTGCCAAAATTGTCGGTAAACCTGATATCAGCGAAATCCGCCTTACACTCCGGAAGATAAATGGTCCCTGATACATCAGTGCCTTCAGACCTGATCACATTGAGTTTTACTTGATAATCTCTCAGCTGCGTACCACAGGTGAAGGTAAGTTTCTTTTTGTATAACCAGCCGTGTAACATGATTATGCTCCGGGGAGAGATAGGTGATTACCCGTGGGCTCTGTTTGGGTATTGTCAATAGGGGTGAATGTAGAAAGGGATGGTTCTAACGGATAGTACTTTCCAATATACATCCAATCAATATACATGGAATGGCCTGAATTATACGTAGCGAAGGTAACCGGGGATGGTAATGCATATCCGGCATCGGATGAACTTACTAAGTTTGATCCATCTACCAGTGCATTTATCTGACCTAAAGTATATCTCATTTCATGTGTATGGAATACCCCGGCTGACCAACCGGTAATGGCGGAAATATACGTATATGACCCCGTCTTTGAGTACCCTGATGCCCCTCCGGAAAACCCTTCATATGAGGCGAAGTATCCTCCTTGACCGGGGCTTATACTGAACCGCTCCCATGCAGTATTACTCCCATACCGATCGGTTTTCAGACGCATTCTCACCCTGTTATTCGGATATAATGAGCGAAGACTGTTCAGGTATGCCCATGCGGACGATCCGGCAGTTATCGTGCATACTGATTTCGATATTGCGGGTGCTCCCATTGGCGCATCCCATTTTGTCGTTGTAAGAGAGGATCCTTCAAAATGATCGAATACATCAAATGTATTATCCCCATTACTGTTACTCTTCGCATTGGCATTTCCCCAATATATCGATACCGGGGAACTGGATGTGGGTGCAATTTGCGGTACTTTGAGCCAGCACTCATATTTCCCAGCGCTATCATCAAGGAATGTGGTGGGTACGGTATAGTTGTCGAAGTGTAGGAGTAACTTGGTATTTGAATCGGATTTGAATGGTTGTGTTGATGGCACGAAATTATTATTATATCTTGCAATTCCTTTTGATATTCTAATATCTCCAATATATCCAGTATAATAATACCACGATGAAAACGCATGTTGAGCACCAAGCGTTACAGGTGTGTTTACATCTCCTGCCTGAATAGCAACACTACTTGTGGCAGTTCCAATCGATTGCCCATTTAAATATAATGTGAATGTAGATCCAGATCTAACATATGCAAAATGAAATGTTGTATTCACTACATTTGTGGATCCACTGATACTTCCAATTGTGGAATCAACCCCACTATAGCAACTTGCATTTAAATATCCAGATGAATTTAAACCAATTAAAAATACCTGTTTCCCCGATTGTCGGTTATATCTATTGATAATATCATACCACGAAGTGCCAGTTGGCGAAGCCCACCCTTCAATAGTAAAGTCACCTGCCCCAAATTCAAAATCATCCGAATGTGGAATAGTTAAATAATCCCCTGTTCCGTCAAATGCAATCATTCCTGACCCACAGGGACTTGACAACTGCTTTGCATCGCCATATGCCGTTATGGTTTTGGGTGATGGGCTTGAATCAACAAACGAGTTTCCACTGCCAAGGAAATGCAGTAACAGTTTGGTATTGCTATCTGATTGGAATTGTGTTCTTGGTGGGGTGAATGGACCGGTGTATCGAGCGACATTACTCCACCGTATTTCACTTAAATTTCCATTAAATGCTTGATTTCCATACCAAGACCCAATTTTTAATGCAGATGTATGAGTATTAACAGATGAGGAAGATGATCCAGTGGTTCCTATTGGTATTCCATTAATATACATTATTTGTACAGAACCGCTTCTTACACACGCGAAATGAGTCCATCCAGTATTCAATGTTCCAGATCCAATATTCCACAAATATGATCCAGACTGATAAGCATACCAGACAAGTGTATTTAATGCAGAAATGTAAATAACATGCTCATTTGAAGAGTCTATAGCAGAATAATTTCCAATTATTACGTTAATTGCACTTGGTAGCGTTGATAAATAAATCCAACCTTCAATGGTAAAATTATTAGATCCGATATTTGATGCACCACTTGAGTACCAATCTAATACTTCCAAATAATCTCCAGTACCATCGAACATACCGAGGCCGGCTCCGGGAAATGGAAGGATCTGTTTTACGTCACCGGTCGCGGTGATCGCCTTCCCGTCTAACGGCGATGGTCGGTGCATCCCCATATCATTCCGGAACCAGTATGGGATCAGGTTTCCACTCTGGTCAGCAAACCGGATGTCGGAGAAGTCTGATTTCACACCCGGTAAATAGATATTATCTCCAGATCCGGATGAATCGATGAATACATTTGATCCTACCGGTCCATCACAATGCAGGAGTAACTTGGTGTAGGGATCAGGGGTGAATGGTTTATTGGATGGGGTAAATGTACCGGTGTAACGGGCAATGTTGGATACCCGAAATTCAGATACATAACAGTTTGATGAGAGAGAATGTGTAGATGATCCAGCAATAGCAAAATTATCAAGTGATGTGGTAATAGACCCGGAATTAGTTACAGACGTCCCTCCAATCCCATCAACATATACGGTAAATGACGATCCGTCTCGAACGACTGCAATATGATGATACCCGGTAGTTCCCAATGATTTCGTAGGAAATACATTCCATGATGTTCCATTGGTAGTAATACTTGTTTTCACACTCCCATCGGTATCAAAATAACAGTTATATCCTTCGTATACTCCTGTTCTTGCAAAATTCCACAATAACCCAAACGTAGTTAAACTTGGAACGTATACCCAACATTCTATGGTGAAATTATTTGATCCAAATTGAAAATCAGAACACTGGCTATTAGAAATTCCAAGTAAATCCCCATTTCCGTCGAAATAGGCAACCGGAGTATTCCCGCCGAACGGATCCGGTACTGTAATGACCTGTTTCACATCGCCATACGTAGTAACGGCTTTCCCGGCAACTGGAGTGGTAACGGACGCATTCTGATACAGATAAATCAGTTTCTGGTAATCGGTAAGAGTGGATGTATTAGGATTTGAGACACTAAAGGTTGCCTTCTTCGACCAGTCTTTCAGCATGATTACTCAGTATACACCATTTGGTAACGGGAGCCATTATTTGGACCATCATAGACAATAGTAATGATCTTCCCCGTATCTGATTCCGTCTCGGTCCGGGAGATGATGGTATACTCTGAACCGGGAGTGACATGGATAACCTGATTGGTAGACCCGTCAGAGTACAAATGGGTACCAATATCAAGTACCCGGTCAATTGGGCCGGCGATATAGAGGAGGTTATCTTCCGCATCTTTCTCTCCATCGATATTCCAGTCGCCTTCCGGGAGAGAGAGCGTGTAGGGGGAAGTTACGATCATACCTGCACCTCGCAGAATGTCTCAGAGCTTCCGGGGGAGAAACAGAGCCTATGGGTAGTAATATAGGACGCAGATGAGTTATATCCGGTGGATGACAGTTCTAGGTACATCTTATCGTCTTTATCGACATATCCGGAACAGGTGAAACTCCATGCAACTGATCGCATTAACTCAGTGACGGTAGCATTGGAGATATCGACCTGTACTGTCTGGGATCCTAATGTCACAATGGTACCATCAGACCGAATCACTTTCAGACTGGCAATAATGTCATTGAGGTATGAGGTACCGGATGCATTGTTGGTAACCAGACCGATGTAACACTGACCGGAACATAATCCGTTGATATATAATCGACTGAATAACTGTTCGGATAAAAAGAACTTCTGACCGTTCAATACCGTGACTTCTACTGCAGACTGAGTAGTTGCACTGACTGAGGCTACACTGTTTGCCAGATCTGATCGGACTGGTCTCCGGGATAGAACATATGCTGACGTGGTTGACGTGGATGCATCATTTTCATTGATCTTAATCGGGGTTACGAGCCCGGTAGTAAGATATCCGGTATGTTGAGCAGTTAACGTAAACCAGTCAAGAATTGCAGGATTTAGGTATTCTGCGTTTACTTTCCCATTATTATATACGGTCATATTTCTCCCCTTTATCAATTAGGGGAAAAGAGATATAAAAGAAAGTCAGTTTGAGGGTTTGATAAACGCGAGCAGTGCTGCTAGTTTCTCTGCCCTGATTCTCCGGGCTTTTTCAATTGGCGTCTCGTCCATTATACCGCCTCTGGGACGTAGTCTACATCAAACCCTGCGTCTTCTTTCGCCTGCCAGAGTTGAGATAACGCTACCCTCTTGGATGCGTATTCTGCCTCAAGTTCAGCGAATACCGATGTCCGGGCATCATAGAAAGATTGTTCTATCTCCTGTGCATCGACGATTGCCTGTTTGCACTTCTGCTCATCTCTTAAACGAGATGCGATTTGTGCGTCAGTCATATCATCCCACCCCTCTATGCTCTGCGGAGCGGTTGATTTCCATGTCTGATATGCTGCTTCGGCAGCTGTTACGAGAGATCCCATACGTGTTATTCTCCGTTTAAGTTAATAGATGAATGTCTCATCCATCAGTTGTGCAATTTGGTCTTGAGTTAATGCCTTACCTTTGAAAATTATCAAATCTTTAATATTACAGTTTGCAGGAGAATAGTATCCCGTATCCCCAATTACGAATCCAAGGGTCGAATTATATAATCCTAATGTGTCGGTATTTGACGTTACAAACACGCTGTCAAAATATAATGATCTTACAAGATTTTTTGATACAACTGTAATGAAATACCACTGGCCTACTATCAATCCCGATTTAAGCAAATAAGCAATAGTGCTATTATCAGATCCAAGATATGAAACTGACATTTGATTTGCAGTAGATACAGTTATTGCAATTCCGGTATTTGCGTTTGCCCCACTTTCAGGTTTTTGTCCCAATATACCTACAATTGATCCGGGGGTTGCACCCAATTTAAACCAAAATGCAAGAGTGAAATCTAATTTGTCCATCCACCAAGCATCACTATCGGACAGAGTGATGTAATTCGTGCTACCGTCAAATTTGTAATATGATCGCCCATCCTTGCCTCTAATGCTGGTGAAAGTCCCATTTGGAGTTACCGTCACACCATCTGGTAAAATCAGGAATCCATTGTCTCCCGGTACATCACTGGCATCATAGAATGCTTGACCAACTCCATCAAAGTGCAGGAGGAGTTTTGTATAGGGATCGGGCTTGAATGGTTGGATAGATGGTGTAAACCCTGCTACATTGTATCGCACGATGTTTGAGACCCTCACATCTGCCATGTAACCATTCATCGGATATGTAAACCCTGTTTTTCCATCTATAATTCCAACTCTACCAAGAGTAAATGTTGCAGGCAATGCAGTAGCAGATCCAGAGTTTAATAACACCCCATTTCTGAAAATATATCCATTATTTCCTGATCTGATAAAGCAAATGTGATACCAAGTGTTTATTGCCCAACCATTTGCGCTTCCTTGATATATTCGTACAGGAGCAACCCCTCCCCATACAGCGGGATCCGTATAATCAACATATAATCCATTAGTTGGATCAAACATTAATGCAAAATATTGATAGTTCACAGTTTTAAGATTTGTGGACCACAATGTTGATCCAACGGATAACGAAGGCAATTGAATCCAACCTTCTACGGTTATATCCCCGGTAATGGTAGTTTCTGCAGTATAAGATAGATAATCCCCATTACCGTCGAAATACGCAATCCCGCTGTTACATGGACTGCTTAACTGTTTGGCGTCACCATATGCCGTGATCGACTTTGGACTTGGTGATGAGTCAACGAATGTTTGACCACTGCCAAGGAAATGCAGGAGCAGTTTGGTGTTTGAATCGGATTGCAATTGGGTTCTCGGTTGTGTATATGTTCCAGTATGCCGCATTACATTGGATATGCGATATTCAGACAACCCACCAAGCATCATTGTTCCACCAGTCGGATACGTGCTGATAGTTAATGGGGTGGGTGCTGACCATACTGCTGCGGTGAATGCCTGATTCGTAGTTAATGTTTGTGCAACACCATTCACATAGATGTAAAAACTCGATCCGGATCGCTCAAACGATACATAATTTAAGGATCCTAATGTTGGTGAAAATGAACAATAATAATCTGCTGCGTATGCTCCAGAGATAAAGATAACAAATCGCAATCTGCTGTTCACCGCATCATAAAATGCATTCCACCAATTGTTCGCATCTACCCTCTGGCCCGCGAATGATCCGTAATTTGCAGACGTAACTCCACAATAAAACCACGATTCGATGGTCCATGTGGAACTGGTAATGACAAAATGTTGAGTGAAATCATCAGTAGTGGTAAGATAATCCCCCGTACCATCAAACATCCCAATACCGGCTCCGGGAAATGGAAGGATCTGAGTTACATTACCATTTGCAGTGATCACCTTCGGTGCATTCACTGAACAGTTTGAACCCGTCCAATGTAAAATACACTGGTTTTGCTTTAATGATTGAATATTTTCCATCATTCCACCCCTCTTACACCCGATAACACCGGAGTTAAATGTTTCATCATAAGGAGTTTTGAGAGAGCATACACTTCTGCATCGGATTTTTGCACATTGAATATCATTACGTCTCCAATTGCTAGATTACATTCTAATTGCGCAGAATCGGTAGTACCGATGTAAAACGGTTTACTCCCCATTGATGACGGGTATGCACCTACCCCAGACATGGATGAACCCAATACCCCGTTGGAGTATATCTTAGCAGACCCGGCATTATTCCATGATCCGGTAACACAACGCCATGTATTGTCATTTACCCCAGTTAATGCTACAGCGGCTTCAATATTACCGGCGGCATTTCGCACCCTAAAATTAATCGGATTACCTGTGTATGAGCTAAACCCGACTAATGGATTAGTAGAGGATCCGTATGCAAATATTACCCCACCGTTGGCTGCTAATACCACCGGTATTTTTACGACTGCAATTATTGTCCCGGATGTCCATCCTTCAGGGACAATTCCGGTGTTAATGTAATGCGTTGGAGTGGATGCATATGTAAATTGAAATGCTTTTGATTTGCCAAATATATCCGTAGTATTTGGCGGAGATCCGGTGATCGTTGCATTGTAGGATCCCATGACATCAAGTAATGTAGACCCTGATACAGAACAGTCGTAATATGCCAAACATCCTGAGAATAGTTCGCTGTAATCCCGGTAAAATGTCAAAGGCATTATGTGTTCCTCCAGTAATCATACGGACCGGGAATCAATCCGGTTCCGGTAAGAGGGTGGGTTTTGATCATCAACATTTTGATTTCGGCAGTAGTAAGAGCCCGATTTTTCCAGATCATTAGGTCTTTAATGTTGCCATTAAGACATACTGTGTCCCCTCGTCCAATTTCAAAAGGACCAGTCACATCTATGGTTGCAGTAAACGAAATGGTTGTGGTTACAGACTGCGATGCCCCATTAACATATATCAAACATGCAGATCCAGATCTTATGATTGTCACATAATACCAGACTCCTGAAGATTGTGCAAGTGCAGCGGAATATAACATTTTTATAGTTCCCGCTATCTTTCCATACAGCGTTATTGTTGTAGCGTCCCAATAAACAGTCCACTTATTATTTGTATCTGCATATTGCCCTAAAAACTCATTGTCCTTAACCGTTCCAAATTTTACCCATAATGAAATTGTGAAATCACCTTCAAACATCGTCCATGCTGCATTATCGCTTAACGAAATATAATTGGTTGTACCATTGAAATTCATTAAACTTTTATTATTCCCGAGATCCACATATCCAAAATTACCGGATGGGGTTACGGTGACACCACTCGGTATGATAGGAAAACCGTCTGATGTATCTACACTCCCATTAAACCACAGCACTAACCCGTTAAATAATGAAGTAAATTTACCCGCACCTACGGTATTCCCACTTACAAAATACCGGATGATAACGATACCGGATCCACCGGAACCACCAGCCGTACCATATGTTGAGTATCCACCGCCGCCACCACCACCTGAGCCATTGACACCAGATGTTGCCGCCCCGCTAGTAGGATCGATCGCCCCGCGACCACCACCATGCGAACCGCCATATGTCCCATACCCACCACTACCACCTTCACCAAACCAACCACCTGCACCTACGGTGGTTCCAAATAACCCGGAGTAATTTACTCCCGGGCCGCCGGCTCCACCACCACCTGCACTTCCGGCAGATCCGACACCGCCGGCTCCACCACCACCGCCAGCATGGTTACCCCCTGATAACCCAATGCCTCCAGCATTTCCCTGACCGGATGTACCAGATGCCACAGTAGATGTAATATTTGCACCGTGTCCTCCACCGGAACCACCACTGGATCCGGCATTATTATACGCCCCTCCTTTTCCTCCGCCATAAGCAATTATTGTAGAAAATTCGGAGTTTGCACCATTTCCATTACTAGACCCACCGGCCCCAACTTTTAATGTGATACTGCCGGAGATCGAAACTCTCGGTGTAAATAGTACACCGCCGGCTCCACCGCCGCCGGAACCATTAAAACCGCTATAACCTCCGCCTCCGCCCCCGCCGACTAAAAATACATCGACGCGAGATATGCCACTAGGAGGAGTCCATGTGTAACTATCTTGACCACTACCTGCGGATAAATTCGTAGTATATACTTCGAGGACTTGTGTTCCCGTTCTGATAATCGTTTTTGAGACGGTCATGCGATATCCTCAGGTATAATTCACTCGCATCTGGATCATCAGGTCTGCCGATCCGGCATCTGCCCGGTTTACCCGGAACCAGATGACATCACCGGTGGATAAGGCGACCTGTGCAGCATCAAGTGTACCGGATGCAGAATATAGACTATTTACCGGTGAAGTCGTCTCAGTAATCTGCATAGGGAGATCTGACGCGAATATAGAGTTGGTTTCTAACAGACCGTTTTTCAGTATCTGGATATAACAGTATGAACCGGTTGCAGATGGATTTGACGCTAAATACATCTTGGTATCAGTGATCGTACATGCAGCCGGTGCTACCCAGTACATCAGGGTTGTCTCATACACGACCCCTTCGAGAGTGCGGGTGATGATATCCGGAGCGGTGATCATCCCGTTGATGATATTGAATATATTACTGATTTTCCCGATTATCGATAGCGTCATACTTAGTAAAACGAGGAGAGTGAATAAAAAAGAAGGTCAGCGAGGATCGGTATGTCGCATAATGTCTGCAAGTTGATCCATGGAAAGGGCCGTTCCTTTGAATATTTGGAAATCTTTTATATATGCTTGCATATAATAACTCGGGGATGCGTATGGACCACTACAGATTGTAGTGTGGGTTGGAACAGGTTTCGCAAATACAACGGAGGTTTTAGATGTTAATAAGACATTATTTTTATAAGCATAAAGAGTAGATCCATCGTATTTTAACGTGTGAAAATTCCAATACCCATCATTAAATACGTTCCCAGTAATATCTAAATAACTATTCGCTGAACCCGTACCCGATTTCCATGCAATTTGAGTGGTTCCGAAATCGGTTCCACGATAATACCATAAAAACTGAAAACCGGTGGTATCATTCCAAGCTTCAGATCCTCCACCTCTTCCAAATAGCATAGATGGTGTAGCAGTATTTGTCATAGTTGACAATACCCAGCAAGATATTGTGAAAGGAGTGTTTAATAATCCAATATCATAGTCAGAGACATCAGGAATTAATAATCTATCACTCCCGTCAAAATACATTACTCCTCTTCCATCTTTACCGGTCCGGATAAGACAATCCCCGGTGATCGTTGCATGATGAGGTAGTGAAGATCTGCTCGAATCGGTGAATTTTACCGGGTTGGTGAAGTTGTCGAAATGCAACAGTAACTTGGTGTAAGGATCAGGAGTGAATGGGGTTGCTTGTGGGGTGAATTCTCCGGTATACCGGGCAATGGTAGAGATCCGATATTCTCCCAAATAACCGATAATGCCATACCCATCCGGATGAGATCCAATATAAATAGGATTGGATTTATTTGTAAACGTGGATGATGATACGTATGTGCCTTTTACTAATCCGTTAATATACAGGGTGAAGGTGGATCCATATCGCACAAGAGCAATATGATAGGGCCCGGTAATCCCGGTTAATGTGCCGGTGTTAATGGTAGGGTTTGCTACCCATGAAGTATTATTAAAAGATAATAAGACATTCCAGCTGGATCTCCCACCCCATAATAAAATCGGGCACAGATCAGTTGATGCATTTGCCCGTTGGCAGAATAATGTACCCCATGTGGTATCATTCACCCATGACTCTATGGTAAAATCACCGGTAAAATGCCAGTCATCACTATCCGGTACACTTACATAATCATACGGAGTAGTACCGTCAAAGTAAGCCAACCCAGTACCTGATATCGGGCTGGTGATGCATTTGGCATCACCGTTTGCCGTTACCGTCTTTGGTGATGGTGAACTGTCAGTAAATGTCGTGCCTGTTGGTGTAAAGTGAAGCAGGAGTTTAGTATTGGAGTCTGATGTAAATTGGTAACGTGGTAGGGCAAATGGGCCGGTGTAACGAGCGATGTTGGATATGCGGAATTCAGATAAATTACAAGATGCGGTTACGACTGTTAAAACACTTCCGATTGTTAATGGTCCTGAAATGTTAGATGTGCCGTTCCATGCAGCAGAAATAGTAACTGTTTGACTTATCCCATTAATAAATATCAAACACGATGAACCATACCTTTCAACTACAATATGGTAATAAGTTCCAACTACTGGAATTATTGATAATGTACAATAATAGTTCGCTCTGTAAGTTGATGCTGTATCCACTTCTAAATATAGATTATTTGTTGAACTGTTCCAATAAACCCCCCAATAATTTCCGGAATCTACAAATTGTCCACAAAATCTATGGGATGTAGAAGTAACATTATTTGGACACCATAAAAATTCAATAGTAAAGTTTGAGTCAAATATATTCCAATCATCTGAATCAGGTATTGTAAGATAATCCCCTGTACCATCAAAAACTCCTACACCGGCACCGGGAAATGGAAGGATCTGCTTTACATCACCATTTGTAGTAATATCCTTTCCATGCGGAGGGGAATAATCCCGGGTGATGGATCCATCTTTTCTCTCCAGTGGTAGATGCAATACATTACCGAGATTGCGAAGAGATTCCTGTGATAATATTCCTGATGTCATTCAATCCCTCTGGATCCATATACATTCGGAGACAAATACCGTAAATTGGTTATCTGGTAAAGCGTCTTTATCTCAATCGGGGTTAATACCCGGTTAAAGAACCAGATTTCCCCAATACTCACATTGGAATTGTTTGCTGCAGAAACAGTTGAATTATTATCCCATGCGGCAACGCATGGGTATTTGTATATATTATCACCAGTATCGGAGTTTGTTATCGCTCCGGATGCAGCAATGCTTCCAGCATAAACCCCATTAGTATATGCAGTTAATGTAGAACGATCATGAGTGAATCCTAGCAAATTCCAGTTGGTTGCAACCGGAGTGGTTGAAAACGCTAGTGGTTTATCAACACCACCGGGGCTCATTCGAACACCTACAGATGTGATATACCAGTCGTAGTATACCCCTCCAGTCAATCTCGGTTTGCTCAAAAAGTAATCGTACGAACCGGAATTGTATTTTGCCCAAACTAAAATGGTATTATTGGTATTTGATGCAACGATTGATGCAATCGTTACTGGTAGCAATGCATTCACTGTCACTGCTCCGGAAAAGTAATATGCTTTATTTACCCCTCCAAACCGGTCAGTTGCTATTTGCACCCCTCCCTGATTGGTTACATGGTATCCACCGATACTGTCCAATAAGGTATTGGGGTAGTATGCCCAACATCCAGCCATGATCTCCTGATAATCCCGATACCATGTCATTTCATATACCTCCCTTGCTGATCCGGATACCAGTTCGTAATAGCATAGGGTGATGTCCGGTTCATAATGGTGATGATTTCCAGCTGAGAAAGAGCACGACCTTTCCAGATCATCAAGTCTTTGATAACTCCATTTGAAAATCCGGTGCTATGCCCTCCAATGGTAAATGGACCAGTAAACGTCGTAACTGTATCAGATTGGACTACTGGTGATGTGATTGTTTGACTCATCCCATTCATGTATATAATTGGAGCAGATCCTCCAGCAGTTTTCGTAAATGCAACATGATACCATGTATCCAATGATGGACTAAATGCAATACTGTGATTTCCATTGTTTGCGGCAGAAATATACCGTTGAAATAATAATGATGATGGGGCCCAATAAACAGCGTACCAGTTCGATGCATCAGTTGCCTGTTTAATGAATATAAATGAATTAGATATATTCCCAAATTTAACCCAACATGTTAATGAGCATGCTTCATTCCAAAAATCCCATGCGGCATTATCAGATAATGAAATATAATTACTGGATCCATCGAAATTCAATAATTTGTTACCGTTAACCTGCCCTGACTTTGTCCATGATCCTGCTGAAGTAACCGTAACTCCGGATGGGATGATCGGGAACTCATCGTATTCAGAATAGATGACATTTGAGTACTGAGTAGAGGGAGTGAGATACCGGAGGATAACTACCCCTGTTCCCCCTCGTCCTCCTAGATAACTGGTAGATGTTCCGGATGATCCACCGCCGCTACCCGTACCATCAGCCCCATTACTTCCCTGAGTGATGCTTCCATTCCCGCCGATACCACTTCCTCCGGATGCACCGCTCCATGTAGAACCCGTTCTCCCGGCTCCACCACCGCCGGCCGCATACCATACCGCAGATCCGGTAATAGATGACTGGATACCGGGGCCACCTGCTCCTGAACTGGATGATGATCCATTGCTGCCAGCACCACCGGCTCCACCACCACCGCCGCCGTGGAAATAAGAACTCCCGTCAGTAGCACCATTCCCTCCATTATATCCTTGTGCTGGAGTAGTTGCCGGAGTATTACCTAATCCACCGGTGATATCCGCATGACTGCCCCCGGCCCCTGAACCTCCATTACAATTATAAGAATACGCGGATCCATCACCAGATTTGGACGAACCGCCGCCATTGGCCCGAATGGATCCTAATATGGATTCCCCACCAAGGTTACCGTAGTTACCTACGCATATACCACCATGGCCGACTTGTATCGAATAATGAGAGTTGGTTATTGAGAGATTACCAGATCGAACACCACCGGCTCCTCCACCACCACACGAACCACCTCTTCCACCGGGTCCGCCGCCTCCAACGACTAAATAATCGATTGATATGACGCCATTGGGAACTTCCCATAGCACTGAACCGATGACATTGGTCTTCAGAGTGAACTTATCGACTGTATATAACCCGTCATAGGTTCGCGTATGTAATACATTCGTACTACCGGCAATGACGGTTGCATGTTTCCCGGTCCAATGCAGTACACACTTATCAAATAAGGATGACTGGGTCATGATATCACTAACTGGTTAATGAGATCAATCCCTCCGATAGTGGATCCGACCTGAGTGATCAGCATCCAGATCACATCCCCTTCTACAACGGATGTACGAGTGGCATCTAATGATACCGTGTTCCCGACAGAGGTCTTTACTTGGTATAACCCGTTTGTCGGTGCAATAGTGACGATACCTCCGGTATCGGCAGTTGATGCTTCATCAGTACCAGTGCAGGCATATTGGATTGTTCCAGAATTGGCAAAGGTAATCGTATACGTACCATTATATCCAGTACCGGATACCCCGGATACAAGGATACTATCCCCTACCTGATAGGAATGACCGGGGATGGTTAATGTCGCAGTATTTGAGGAACGCAGGCGATAGGTAGTAGATATCATCTGTTTGATCTTTATCGGGGTATCATTCGTGAAAATAGAGTCAGTTACATACGTTCCATTCTTTCTCACATCGATGAGAATATCGGCACCGACTGGAAGAGATACCACTGAGGATCTGACATATCTGATAATACCGGGGCGGGTAACCACATGGGGAAGGAATGTGGTGGTATAGAGAACGCCTTCTATGGTCCGGGCAACTTCCGTCTGTTTATTTAATGGGGTGAGGCTGGCATATGGTGAGGTACCATCACCAATACGCAATTCTTTCAGATCCGTGTCATAGGCCGGTTCGCCTTCGGACAATACCGGGTTAACCGATGTCCATGTCGCAGTATTTGATCTTCGGTACTGGATTAAGTTCTTCCGGGTGGTAGAACCGCCGTCCAGATTACCGGTATTGAGGAATTCTGTTGAAGGGGATGCGGTCCAGCTGAATACAGTATCAGCTGATTGTGGATAGAGTATGGATATGGTAAATGAGGTATCGGTGACGGTGGTGATATTGCAATCCGGTACAACCTCTATCCGGGTAGGGAGCATTGCCAGATCGTGCGGTACGACAACCGATACGCTTCCAGCAGGGATGGTCGCGGTACCTTCCTTATAAAATTGCGGTTCTGGATTAGATATCCCGGTAGTTAATAAACGAAGTGCCATATTGTATCCCCAATTAGTTACTGATTCGAGAGAAAACTATATTAAAAAAGGTCAGATAGGTGAGGTGTATCGCATGAGATCTGCTATCTGCGACGGCGATAATGCCTGTCTGAATATCTGGAGATCTTTGATGTTTCCATTAGCATATCCAGCATTTTGTTTTCCGATTGTAATAGGAAGCCCCAAATTAATAGGTGAGTTCCATGCAGTTCCGGTTGTAATTGTTAGGTTATACCCATTTAAATACATTAAACAATTAGATCCAGATCTCTGTACAACTAAATGATACCACGTATTCAATACCCAATATCCGGGCACGGTGTAAGTATAATAAAATCGTCTAACGCTACCAGTGTCATCAGATAATAAAATAATACGCGAATCACTCGCTCCTGCATTTAAATATAATGCCGCATAAATAGTTCCATTATCTTGCACATATATTGGGTAATACGGTGTATTTAATGGAATTTTAAACCACGTGACAATTGAAAAATCTGAATTAAATGGATATAAACTTGTATGATTACTCAAACTCACGTAATTCGTGCTACCGTCAAATACTAATAACTGCTTACCCGATGGGATCGTCTGTATGGCGAATGTTCCGGTAGGGGTAACGGTTACCGGGGATGAATTGGATGCATCTTCAAACCATGTCGGGTTTCCCCAACTGTCAAAATGCAAAAGGAGTTTTGTATATGGGTCAGGGCGGAACGGTTGAGTTGGAACAGCGCCAGTTTCAGCAACTCCAATTTTAATTTCAAAGTCTGATATGTTTCCTAAAAAAGGAACCGAATATGAGGTATTTGAGTTGCCTATTGTAACTATCGAATATGTAGATTGGTTTAAGGTGCCTGCATTAGTAACAGGAGTTCCCGAGACTCCATCAATATATAATGTATATGTGTTGCCATTTCGAGTTGCAACATAATAGTGCCAATTTGTATCATTAATAGCAGTGGGGCCATATGCAAAAACCGCACCTCCAATATATAATTGCAAATAAGGAATATGATCTCCCCCTCCACCTGTTCCGATTGCCCAAGATGAATTTGAACCCACCGGATCCCACTGTCCGGCAATTGCTTGATAAACTGAATTTACAGTCCCCTTTGCCCAAAATCGAATTGTAAAATTTCCAGAACCTAATTGCAATCCAGAATACGGTGTAGTTAACCAATCCCCCGTTCCATCAAAATAGGCAATCCCGCTACCACATGGACTGCTTAACTGTTTTGCATCACCATATGCCGTGATCGACTTTGGACTTGGTGATGAATCAACGAATGTTTGACCACTGCCAAGGAAATGCAGGAGCAGTTTGGTGTTTGAATCGGATTGCAATTGGGTTCTTGGTGGAGTAAAGTTGGAAGTGTAACGGGCAACTGATGATATACGTAATTCAGATAAATTCCCATTAAAATATCTAGGATCTGATGGGATGTACTGTCCAATTCTTAATGGGGCTGTGGATGCCAACAATGCAGTTGTTCCAATATTAAAACTAAAATCCTGAACTCCGTTTAAATATCCCCTAATATATCCATCAGAGTTTCTAACCAATGAAAAATGATATAATTGTTTCAACGATAATACGGTTGTCCATTCATAACTCATGGGTATCCAAGATGTTGCATTGGCAGCAAATATGCACCCCAATTTGCCAGAATTGTATAAATAAAATAATAAAGAATGAAATCCCCCGGTGTCATTTAATGGAACTACAACAATAGGACATCCATTTGGAGACACCGCATCATTTATATAAATATACCCTTCAATTGTCCATTGCCCATTTCCAAAATCAAAATCACCAGTAGCACCAACGGTAAGATAATCACCAGTTCCATCGAACACTCCTACACCGGCACCGGCAAAGGGGAGGATCTGGGTTACATTACCGTTCGGTGTGACTGATTTCCCCATTGGTTTGATTGCACATGCATCATACCCGGATGAATCAGTAAATGTCGTGCCGGTGTCATTCAGATGGAGGAGTAATTTGGTATTAGAGTCGGTGGTAAATCGGGTTGTGGGGGACGTGAAATTAGATGTATGAAGACATGTATTTTTAATGATTACTTCACTCATATATCCTTTAAAACATTCAGTAATATTAGATCCAGTACCAATAAGTGTATTTGTAGATTCAGGTGACAGATATGGGGCAGTTATAGATAATACCCCATTGATAAACCCATATAATGTAGATCCGGAAATATCAAATTCAACATATACCCACTGATTCAATGGGACTAATGTGGATGAGTTGTATAGATTTCCATTCACAAAATATCCGAGATATCCCCCTGAAGTGATGGCATAATAGGTTCTATTCGTCCCTTCAACAGAATATTGTCCTACAATTCGATAATTAGTTGCCGATGGGATGGAAGTAATGTATACCCATACTCCGATAGTAAAACTACTCAATGATGTTAGGATATTTGTATTACAACTAAGGTAATCCCCCGTTCCATCAAAATAGGCAACCGGAGTATTCCCTCCGAATGGATCCGGGATCGTAGTTACCTGTTTCACATCGCCATACGCAGTGACGACTTTACTTACCTGACCGGCAACATCCCCTTTCCAATGAAGGATACAATCCTTATCGAGTAGATTATCTCTTGATATCATAATACCAGTCGCTCCCCTTCAAGATTTGCATAGAGGTATCGTTTCTTTGTATACCGGTACAATGCTTGCACTTCCCCTGCAGTCAATACCCGATTATACAGAACTATCTCTCCAATCGATCCAGTGAATGGGTAGTATTGACCGGGGGTATCCAGACCGATGTTAAGATACATCGTTGCCGTGTATACCGGAGTTGCTGAAATGGTATTGCTAATTAACAATACTCCGTTGCGGTAAATCGAGCAATTGGTAGCGTTGAACGTAACAACATACAACGCCCAATCGTTCATCGATGTGAATGAGGGATTTGCCAGACTCGTCGGACCACCGCCGGAATCCAGATAAGAGAATCCAATATTCCCGGTGACATTATCCCCGCCGAAGATCGATAACGCCCATCCGTATTTTCCCCCGGTAGCAGTGTTATGATAGGATAATGCGTAAGGCGGCCCTGAACTACTGGTGGATTTCGCCCATATGGCAATCGTCCCGGTAGTGACATTATACCCGGATACAAAAGATCGGGTGATGTACTGAGCGACATTCCCGGAGAATGTGGATTGATTCCTTAATCCAAACCGATCCGGAGTGGTAAACGGAAGACTTCCGGCAATCGTTGCATGGTATCCCCCGATGATATCCTGATAAAGTCCGGCTGAATTGATCGTTCCATTGTAGTAAGAGACGCATCCTGACAACATATCGGAATAATGGACATTTCCCCATTCCATTGATCGATCCTTGAATACGGTTGGTGCATTCCAATTATCGAAACGAAGGAGGAGTTTCGTGTAGGGATCGGGTTTGAATGGCTGTGTTGGAATGGCAGTGGGTATAATTATTCCCGCTTTAATGATTAGTTCACCAATATATCCATTTAAATTATAATCATATGTCGATCCAGTATAATAAGAACCTATTGTAAGTGGAGTACTATGATTATTTGTGGATGCTGTTCCATTTTTATTTGCGGGGGTTGATGCAATACCATCAACATATATTGTAACTATATTCATTATATTATCCATACTTATATATATATAATGCCAATTATTATCGTCGGGATAATTTGCAGATGCATGATATAATGAAGTTCCTATTCCATTGCATATAAAAAACGATAATGTTCTGTTGGTATATATATAACATGAAATCCCAACATAATATGAACTCCCTTTTGTTGTATCAAACAAACATTGGGGTGTCGTAAAAGCATTTATTTTTATCCATACGCCAATAGTATAACTTGATTCTCCATTGTGTAAAAACTTAAATGAAGTAGTATCTCCAACAGTCAAATAATCCCCGCTACCGTCGAAATACGCAATCCCGCTACCACATGGACTTGATAACTGCTTGGCATCACCATACGCAGTAATCGTCTTCGGTGATGGTGAACTGTCAGTGAATGTCGTACCGGTTGGTGTAAAGTGAAGCAGGAGTTTAGTATTGGTGTCTGGAGTGAACTGGTATTTTGGGGGTGTAAATGGACCGGTGTAGCGTGCAACTGATGAGATGCGAAGTTCTGATAAATATCCATTAATTGGATAATCTATAGAATTGTACCTATATTTTGCAATATACGATCCCACGCTAGACGTATCAATGGGAGTGAAGCCTGAGTTGCTTACAGAGCCTTGTAATAACCCATTTAAATATAAACACATTAAATTTGATGTTTTGTCGTATACAGCAGCAATGTGAGTATATACATTTAAAGATGGATTTGCAATTGCGGTAATAGATAAATACGTTGTTCCATTCCCCACTGTAAACCACAATGTACCACTATC